TTAGGCAGTTCCACCGTTCCGCTTTTCCCTGATCTTTTCACGGAACTTCGCTCCCAATCCTGAGGACATCGTCGATGTGCCGAGGTTCATCGCCCGGTCCAGATCCTCACGATACCAGAACTTCCGTCGCGTGCTGTCAACGATGCGCGGGTTCGGATAGATCGTTCCGACGCGCTCGAGGAAATCTTCGACATGCTTTTCCCCGCAATACCCGGCAGCCATGTCAGCCGACATGCGAGGTGGCCAGCTGCCTGGGGGAACAAGGGATTGGCGGCGTTCTCTCATCTTTCGCCTCTCTTCGCCGCATCCCGTTCATTTGCGATCGCCGTCCCGATCGCCAACAGGACTTCGATATGGGTCATCGGCCGAGGCGGACCGGCTATAGCCTTTGCTGCCGTGCGGATCTCCTCGGGAAGGGCGTAGTATCCGCGCGTTTCGGGGCTGGCGTTGGTGAGGTCTGGTATAACTGTCATGGCGCAAAATACGATTTAGGTTGTGTGTCGGCAGCGAGGTACAGCGGATGGCCTGGCTGTCCGTCTGCTGTGATTTTCAGCGCGACGAGGTCGAAGAATTCGAGCCGTTCGGCGACCTCGCGACCGCGGTCATGAAGAGAACCGTGGGTCCCCCACGCGCAGACGATCTTACGGGCGCTCTTGGCTATCGCAAGGATATGCTGATCGTTGTCAGGCCCGATCGGGTCGGGATGGTCGTAAAGGGCCTGTGGGTAGGTGGAGCGAAGGGCAAACAGGTTGCCAACGATCAAGCCACCGAAGCCCCAAGCCTTCGCGAAGCCAATGCAGCGGCGAATTGTCGGGTCATCTTGGCTGGCGTCCGCCGTGGACGGGTTCAGCATGAGGAAGGCGACGTTTGGCTTTTCGCCGTCCCATTGCCGCTCAAGGCGGTAACGGTAGGCTCCGCATTCGGAAATGATGGCCGACGACTTCGTCTCGATTGCGAACATGTCGAGCGTGTCGGTGCTCATACCTCGTCCCTCGACCGGAGCGCGCCGGCATCGGCCAGCGTCTGATTGATGATGGCTGTTGCGAAGGGCGCCGCATCCTCGCCCATGTCCGACCAGAGGCCGTGAATGGTGAGGGCGAGAACATGTGGATTGATGCGCGCGGCGCGCCAGAAGCGCTCCTCGTTCATGCCGTGCTGGCGGCGATGCTCGTCGGGGTGCAGGGGAAGAACCCAGCGATCGGAAACCTTGCTGCCCTTGCCGCGGCCGTAATGACCATAGCGCGGCGCCGCGCAAGACAGGTGCGCGGCTTCGACGCCGTACCGTCCGGAGACACAGCAGGGAAGCTCGTGCACGAATGCCAGATAATCCTTGCTCTTCGTCGGCTTCCGCTTCGGTGTCGGATCCGGCCGAACTGAGTTGGCGATGCGAAAGGCCATCAGTGCTTGCCCTCCATATGAGCTTCGAGCTTGTCGAGCCGCTTGAGGAGGCCGTCGAGCTTCCTTTCCAACCGCTCGCCGGCCGTTTCTGTCCCGCCGACGCAATGGCATTCGGCGCTGTCTCCCGAGATGACTCTGTTCCAGCAGCCGGGTACCAGAAACTTGCCGCCTGGGACTTCTGGGTCTCGGACCCATTTGCAGCGCGCGATCACTTCAGTCATGCTTCAACCTCGTCTTCCTCGCGCTCGATGTTCAGCCGCTCTGCAACGATCGGGTGATGTTCGAGAAGCCAGCCGGTCCAGTCGATGTCTCGGTCCATGTGCTGGAACCATGGGAAGTCTTCTCCCCATAGGCCGTTGAGTTCGGCGTATGCGGTCGCGGCCGCCTGGCATTCAATGTGAACGTGCTGGGTGTAGAAATAGCCGTCGAACCTGCCGGCGGCGTAGTGCGCGGGTGAGCCGACCTCAATTTGCCGTCCGCACTGCTCGCATTCGTGCGGCTTGCGCGTGGCCTTGATGGTCCGGCCAGAGTGGAAGTCGTCGATGCTCATGCTGCACCGCCTTCGAGATAGACGACGGTGACCATCTGAGCCGGTACGCGAGCTTTGATCTGGCCGGAGAGGTCATAGACGGCATAGAAGGGAACCGGTGCGCACTGACCATTTTCGCCGTATGCGACGATGTTGCTGGTGGAGCCGTCAAAGCGCGGGTCAATCGAGTAGCCACCGCCGTCTTCGCCGGGGAACCAGATGGATTTGATAGGGCGCTCGTCTTGGTGGATGACGGGGATGTCGTTCCTCATGCCGCCAGCTCCTTCGCGCTGTCGACGAAGTGAGCCCGGTAGGTCCGGTCAAAGACGGCTTGGAACTGCGCGACGACCTCATCAGCGCGTTCGGCATCCACGAAGTAGGCAGCGAAGCTCGCATGCATCTGCATCATGTAGGCGGCAATGCCGATTAGCATGTGATCGACGTTCGCGCAGGGGCGCTGGATCTCCGAGTTCACGAACTTGACCAAACTCTCATGAACGGTGGAGACGGACATCCGAGCGATAAGGCTCGTGATCGGATCGTCGCAGGTCAGCGCGTCCACCTCGGACATGCTGCCTGGCAATAGGCGTGCGCTCTCGGTCATGCTGCTCTCCGGTGCTTCAAATCTTCGGGATTGGTGAGGATGAGGCCCTGCTCGGAAAAGCGCCGGTGCACGGCGTCAAGGTAGGCGGTCTTCTGCCTGGTCGTCATGATCCGCGTGACGCCGAAATCGAACGGCACCATCATCAGCTTGAGCTTGTGCTCGTAGGGGAGCGGCATGATCACGCGATCATATTCTTCCTTGAACACGTCGTTCTCGTTGCGAAGGATCGGAACGCCGAAGTGCAGTTTGCAGTACCCGCGCACCTCTTCCGGCGTCTGGTCGCCGAGTTGGGCGGCGATCTCAAGCATCCATTGGCGCTGCAGCCGGTTCTGGTCGCTGGTCCGATGCTTGCCGTCGGTGATGCTGGCGGTGAAGGGGAGTTTCCTCTCCTTCACGAACCGGATCAGCATGTCGCGGGCTTGTTCGGTCTCGACGATGCGATTGTTGGTCGCCATGATCAGCCCGCCTTCCGCATTTTGCAGGAAAACTGCTTCCCGCTTCCCAATGGAATGGAGAGAGCCGCCTCGACTGGCCAGTGTCGATCCTGAATGCGCTTGACGATCGGGCGATAGGTCAGGCGATGCCTGCGGCAGTATTCCCGCAGGGTGACCTTTTCAGCGCCATCGTTCACGTAAATGCAGTTCCGACGATTGCTGTTCTGTTCCTTACGGGTCGCCCAGCGGCAGTTTTGCGGGCAGTAGGGGCCGTCGTTCTCAACGCGGTCCAGCATCATACCGGCCGGCCTGGGGGCCATATCACGCGCGAAGTTCTCGAATGAAACCTGCCAGTCTTGGCAGACGGTTATCCCCCTGCCTCCATAGTCATTGAACTGGCGATGGTTTGGGTTACGGCAACGCGAAAGCATGTCGGCCCAAACCCAATAGAGATGTTTGTCTTTCCCCATCTGAGTCACCCCGCCATCAACAGTTCTTCAGCCGGAAGGGGGCTCTTTGGTTCGTATTTACGGCGAAGCTCGGCAACAGTCGCGCGGACTTCATTGAGGAAGGAGACAACCTCCTTTTCGAGGTCAGCGATAAGCGCATCATCCCGGTGGACGCGCTTGCAGAAGAAACGTCCCCATTCCGGCATACGAGGATCATAGGAGACGAAATCGCACCACTTCCGCCCTGTACAGGCCATCTGCCATTGCATCTGTGTGATGTAATTGGCTGAGATGACCTCCCCTTTAAGGGTAGCGATGTGAGTGGCCGTGTTAGGAGCCTTGATCTCAAGGAGACCGTCTGGACCGACGAGCCCATCAGGTGAGGCGCCGGCATCGCCGATCGTCGGATGCGGCACAAAAGCGACCTGCTCGACTTCCTCGGCACGATAGAATTCGTAGGCGGCGCGCGCCTCCGGCTCCATGTCCGTGCCCCACTGCATGGCGGCATTGGTGAAGCCCTCGGTCGGCAGCCCGGTAAGGCGCTCGGTGACGAGCTGCGCCGCATAGTTGGCGCGGGAGGCTGAATAGCCGGTCTTCGTCTTGGCGATCACATCCGCGACGCGAGAGGCCGTGACCTTGCCAAGCCGGAGAGAATGCCATTCGGCCGTACCTTGCACGATGTTATCCATTGTTCTGACCCTTGCGCTGTTCGATGGCTGCAATGCGCCGGCGGAGTGACGCGACGACTTCGGCAAAGCTCGTCGACGGGATGTCGGGGATGGCCTCGATCTTGTAGTGCTTGCAGAAATGATCGGCGGTCGTTTCCGCCTTTTGGATCAGCTCGCGGATTACCGATGCCTGAGCATCGGTGATCGTCTGTACGTCTTCGGGCTTAGCCGTCGGAGCGTTTCCGTCACGGTCGTCGCCGGTGCTGATGTTGAAGAGCATGCAGAGCAGGTAGCGCCGGCCATAGGTGGCGGTGCTGCCAAAGGCCTGCGTTCCGGTCTTGTTGACCCCGCCCTTCGCGCCTGCGCCGTCAACCGGGATCGCGCCGATGCCGTTCCGGACATAGCCGCCAGCGTGAGAAATCTCCCACTTGATCAGCAGTTCGCCGATATCGTTGTAGCCGTCCGGCTGGAATGAAACCCCGAAACCATGCTTGTAGATGATCGGCATGGCCTGTTCTTCGATGGCGGCCAAGTCGGCATAGCTCGAATTGGTATGCGAGTTCCGGCGGTTCTTCGTGACTACGGGAAGCTCGGCCTGGCATGCCGACATCGCCGAGAAATAGGCGGTCTTAGCCTCGTATTCCCGGTCCTCGCGAAGCTGCTGGCGCTGGCGGTCTTCCATCCGCTCTTTCATCGCGAGCATCTGCTCGAGGCGGTCGATCGGGATGGACGGGTCCATAACGATGCGCTCGATCATGGCGACCATGGGCGCGTCGTTGGCAGGAACGAGCTTTGTATCCGCCTGCACTTCGATTTCATGCTTCGCTACAGCGTTCACTGGCGTGCTCCTCAGTAGGTGAAGGTGACGTTGGGGATCAGGTCGCTCACCATGTGGGCGACGATCTTCTTGGCCTGGTCGGTGCTGATGTCGGCGCATGCGACGAGGGAGCTGACGACGGTGTTATTGACCGTGCGGCGGTGCTCAATGTCGGCTTCGCGACGCTGCTGCGCTGCAATCTCCGCAGCTTGTTCGTCGGCGATGCGCTGGCGCTCTGCTGCGGCTGCGCGTTCTGCCCGCTCGTTGGCTTCCCGCGCCTCTCGTTCGGCCGCCTCGATGCGGGCCTGTGCGTCGCGCTCGGCCTGCTCACGGGCTTCCTTCTCGATCCGGGCCGCTTCTTCCTTTCGGCGCTCCTCGGCCTGCCGCTCTGCCTCAATGCGAGTTTCCTCGGCTCGCTTCGCCTCTTCGGCGGCAAGCCGCGCCTCGCGCTCTGCGCGGAGCTGCTCAAGCTCCCGAGCATCGGCTTCCTGCTTCTCAGCAGTTTCGACAAGGCGATTGAGCGCGGCGACGGCGTCCGCCTTCGCAATCTCGGCGCGGTCGCGGAACTCGTCCCAAGCGTCATCGACGATGATCGCCGAGACTTCGGCCAGCATCGCCCGAAGCTCTTCTGAAGGCTTCACCGGCAGGGTGATGTAGGAGAGCAACCGGTCGAGATTGGATTGATGCTTGTCGACGCGCGCTTCTTCGGCGGCCTCCCAGTCGTCGACGGGCTTGCGAACGCTGGCCTGAAGCTCTTCGAGCCGTGCCTTGATCTTGTTCCGGGTGGCGTTGACCTTGTTGGTATTCGTGCGCCACTCCTCCGTCAGGTCCTTGCCCTGTTGATCGAGGGTGGTTTTCGTGCGGGCGATCTTGAAGGCAAGCGACTTGATCTCGTCGCGGCCCTTTTTCGTCGAGATGTCCGGAACGTGCTCGCTGACCTTCTTTACAATCCGGTCGTAAAGGTTCTCGAAAGCCTTCTCATCGGTGAAGGTCACAACATCGGCTTTGACCGGAAGCGAGATGATCAAGTCGGTAGACGTGGAAGTGGAGGTCACATCCATTTCAGACATTCCTTTCGTGGGCGACGAGTTCCTGAACCCGGTCGGCATTCCAAAGGCCGGCCGCAAGCACGCCGAGGACGGCAGCCAGGAAGATCAGGGACATGGCGAGTGAGTAGCTTGCGCGGTTGAACTGCTTGAGCGCTTCAAGATCGTCGTCGCGATCGACAGCGCAGCGGTTGCAGGTGCATCCGAACTCGGAGGCGGGGCAGTCCTTCATTGGGCTACCTCCATCTGCACTGCACGAGAGACGCGGGCGCGGTTCTCGTATTCGCGCTGATCGACGTAGAAACCCTCTCCGAAGCCGGATGCTCGGAGGATCGCCAGCACATCGTCGATCGCGTCGTTGTACGCTTCATCGTCGGCGCATTCGTCTGCGCCGCCGAGAGCCTCGACTTCCCGGTAAAGGTCGTGGAGCTTCACCCGACGAGCTTTCATGCCGCGTTCCTCTCGGTCGAGCCGCGTCCGGAGGCGAAGAAATCGGGGAAGGTCGAATAGCGTTCGAGCGCTCGACGGTCGTGCCGGGGAATGCGCCGGCTTCTTCGAGAGCCTCGTCTTCGCAACGAAACTGCAGAGCGTCGTCGACTTCGTAAGAGAAGAAATATTCGTTGGTTAGGACGCGGCCGACCTCGTCTTCAATCCTGTATCGGGTAACCATCGTGCCCATCGTTTCATCTCCCGGCGCGGTCGTGTGTCCACGGCGTCTCGCTGACGAAGGAGATATTCGCGACTATCGCAAAATAAGTCAACTGAGAAAATTTGCGATTATCGCTATTTCGCAAAATTAACTTGGCCCGCAGATTCTCCGCGTGGTAGATTCGGCCTCAAGATCGGCCTGAGGGAGCTGGCGGCGCGCAACCGATCTTTAACCAAATCGCAACTATCGCTTATCTCTGAAGGTCGGGGAGCGTCCTATGGCTGAAACATCGATCGAATGGACTGATGCAACGTGGAATCCCGTAGCCGGCTGCTCGATAATGAGTGCGGGGTGCACCAACTGCTACGCGATGCGTATGGCGGCGCGCCTTGAAGCCATGGGGCTCGAGAAGTACCGAGGCCTGACACGCAAGAGCGGCGGTCGAGCGAAATGGACGGGCGACCTCTATCTCGACGAGAGCGCGCTTTCTGTGCCATCGACCTGGTCAAAGCCACGGAATGTATTCGTCAACTCGATGTCCGACCTATTTCACCCAGACGTGCCGGTGGAGTTCATCCGAAAAGTGTGGCGGGCAATGGCTGATACGCGACGCCACACATACCAGATCCTCACCAAGCGGCCGGATCGCATGGCGTATATCCTGCGCGACGGTTTCGATGTTCTGCCGAATGTCTGGCTTGGCTCCAGCGTAGAAGACGGGCGTGTGATTGATCGCCTCGACGAGCTTCGCCGAGTGCCTGCCGCAATTCGCTTCGTCTCGTTTGAACCGCTCATCGGCTCCGTTGCCGCGGGCCGACTGGATGGCATCGACTGGGCTATTGTCGGCGGCGAATCTGGCCCGAAGGCGCGGCCCATGGATCCGGTATGGATCGACGAGATTTTCGAAATGTGCTCGGAGGCGGGCTCTGCCTTCTTCTTCAAGCAATGGGGCGGCAGGAACAAGAAAGCGACGGGGCGTTCCTACCGCGGACGCACCTGGGACGCGATGCCCGCGACCGCTTAAAATAGGCGCCGTTGACCATCGTCGTTTGCTGCGGTGTTCCAAATCCGATGCGCAAGGGTGTGACTGGCGACCAGCAATAGCCAATACAGGTGCTGGTCTTTTTCACCCTTCAGAAGCTTCATCTCCGCCGATGCCGCGATCCCGAGATTCTTGACGAGGGTCTTCCAGTAGTTGATCAGTTCAACTCTAATGCCTTGCTGGCCTTGGGCGGCGTCGATCGCGTCCTTCCAACCGGGAGCGAATGCATCGAAGGCTGAAACGTCGGCTGCCAAGTTACGCCCAAGATTGCGCTGAAGGTCCATTTTGCTGAGATGCACAAGGATATCCATGCGCTTCCTTTTCGCCAGCTTCTGGAAAATCCGGAAGTCGAGGACCCCGAGGCTAAACGGGTCGAGGAACGCGAAGTGAAGCCCATACGGATCTAGTCGCTTGAGAATACTTTCAACCGTCTGCAGGGCCGGCCCGTGAAAGGCTGTGACCGGTGCGCCGGCCTGCTTCAGGCGTTCCGCCGCGGCATTCAAGCGGACCTCGTCAATGTCGGCAATGAAGACCTGAGAAAACGGGGCCCCGCCAGCAACGCTCTTGCGCCAGGCAGCAACACAGCCGCCGTCGGTGAATTCGCCGTTCCTCACCTTCGCTCGCCCTGGGCCACAGAAAAGGTCAAGGTAAGTGGCGCCGGCCTTGCCTGGTCCTATGAACTTACCGCGAGCACCGCGCGAGATATCAACGTACCGACAGAGGTAGTTGTATTTTTCAATAGCCCATGGCCCGACGTCCTCAGCAGGGAGTCCGTCATCCCCTTCAACAAGCTCGCCCATCTAATCGCCCCCGCGGATATCTTGGGCTCGCCACCAGTCGCATCGCTACCTATTGTGGCAAGCTAAATATTTCTGAAAACCGACTCGACTCACGGCTGCATTCCTGCTGTTTTGATGAGAACAAAGACGGAACATCGCAGGAGACAGAAATGACCCGTAACGCTCCCGTAGATCACCCCGACGCCTTGCGGCTCGTTGTTGAACTTGAGAGCGTGTACGTAGCTTGCGATGATTGCGGGCATTCCCGCATTCTCCGCCTCGATAACCTGATGAAAGCCGCGGAACTCGGTGTTCACAACTACATGCAGTTATGCCGAAAGATCCGCTGCAGCGAGTGCCCAAAGATGCCGCCGGCATTCCGCAATTTGACCGTTCGGCCAACATGGCGCTGCGAAGAAGTGCTTCAAAGCATCGCATGAAACACAACTTTGTGGACGCTGAAAACTTTGTCCGTAGGAAACTCCAGATCGTGGCTTTCGCCTTTGCCGGGGTTGTACTGGTAGAGGCGAAGCACATCGGCGGATCTGGAAACGAACCGCTTGAGGTAGCTTGATATCTCATCGTCTTCCAGGATCTGCACTACGACATCGTCGCCCTGTCGGACCTTCTGATGAGGGTTCACCCACGCGGTCTCGCCGTGAAAGAAGCGTGGCTCGCCGGAGCGGCCGTCGACCTGCACGGCATACGCGCCCTCAACGCCCTCGAGGCCGGGCGGACAAAAAACCGTGGCGATATCCTGACCGTTCATAATGAACCGACCGTTGGCTCCGGCGGCAATGTGCCCTCGAAGCGGAATCGAAGCATCGCCGGGGAATTGCTGCCAGCGCGGCGGGAAGCTGGCGTTTGGTATCGCCTTGGCCGTGGAGGTGGGGGGCAGATCCTCTAACCAACGCGTCATTTGTTCGAAGCCAGGCGGCAATTCCCTAAAGAATCTCGCCATCGCCTCTATCTCTTGGAGAGATATCTGGCGGCGCTTCTTAGGATCGTCGCTGTGCAGTTCTTTTGACCGCGTGATCTTGTCGTTGGACATACCCGTAGCTTCGGCGAGTTTCGAAGCCACGCCGCGAGCCGCGAGTTTTTCTGCAAGCCATTGTTTCAGTTCATATTGTGGGTCACTCATGCGGCGATCTTCGCGGATTCCGCAAAAAACTCCATCGCGAATATCGCAACTTAGTTATCGCGACCCCATTGACAAGTTGTCGCGATAATCGCAAATGTCGCGACATGAGCGAAAAACATCTCGAGCCTGCAAAATCCATTATCGGCAAAATCGGCATCGAAAAGGTGGCCGAGGTCACCGGGAAGCACGTGTCCCGGGTGTACCGCTGGATGTACCCGAAAGAGAAGGGTGGTACCGGCGGGTTGATTCCCCAGACAGACGCACCCGCGCTGCTGGCGTATGCAAAGTCGAAGAGGATACCGCTCAAGGCCGAAGAGTTCTTCCCAGCTCGGGAGAACGCACAATGACGTCCGACGCCCAGATCAGAGCCTTCATCGACCGCATCCTTCGCTTGAAGGAAGAGCAGGACACGATCGGCGAGGACATCCGCGACATCTACGCGGAAGCAAAATCGATGGGCTTCGACAAGACCGCGATGGGCAACGTCGTCGCTCATCTGCGCAAGGTCGCGAAGAAGGGCCATGACACCGTCGCGGAGCAGGGCGCCATCTTCGATTTGTACCTGTGCGCCTACGAGGGCAAATCCCCTCATGCGCCTGCGCCCGCCCGCGTACGAGAAAACATTGAACAATTTGACCCGACCACGGGCGAGATCATCGAGGCGGATGTCAGCGCCAAACTCGTCGAGACGATTGCTACCGGCGTGCAGACGGAAGTCGGCCGCGCGGCACTGATCGCCGCCGTCGACATCATGATCGCCCGCGAAGAGGCGGAAGAAATCCAAGAGAGGCCCTCGACCAACGATGAGGCATCCCCAGAGGCAGGTCCGCAAGCCGAAGCCTCTCCTGCCGGGACTGGAGCCGGGACGCTTGCGGATCGTGAGGGCCGCCGAGAAGGGGAGGCGGCTTCGGTCGGCCTCCCCACCAGTTCCGAGTTCCCCAGCGACGAGCGCGAGACCGACCGCGAGGCGGCGACCCCTCACGCCGGCGCCAACGCAGGAGGCGAAGATGTAGACCGCAGCGCGGAGCGCGCCGACATAAACGCCGTCGCAAGCGCGTCTGGCCCGGACGAAAAACGGGCGCCTCTTTTCGCGGCCAAGCCGCCATCTACTCGTCGCCCCCACTGCCTCGATCGGGCTGGCTGCGGTTCCTACACGGAAGAGCACTGCGCACGCTGCAAGGCGGCGATGCAGGAGCGCGAGCAAGCGGAGGAAGTCGCATGAGCGAATACCTCCGGCCATCCAAATCAGAAGACGCGGCAGCTCAAAGAAGCATTGAGGGCAGGGTGGATTTCCATCGCGCCCAGGTGAGCCGCACCGCTTCGTCCAATCCAAGTTCAGATCAGAAGAGGGCTGCATGATGATGAATACCTTGCTTGTCTGTGGTGCTTCCATCGGCCTCGCCGCAATCGGCGCGAAGATCTTCAACGCGGCCTGCGACAAGATCGGGCGGCTCGCTGCTGAGCGCCGCGACCTGATCGCTGAGAACAAGTTCCTGAAAATGACTGATGACGAACTGGCCGCCCTGATCCTGGCGGACGTTCGCGACGGTCGTCTCTGAAAACGAACTGGCCGGTTTCCTCCCCCGGCTAGAGCGGCTGGTCCTGGTCCTCCTCCCTCGGGACCAGCCGCAACACATGCACCCTGATCCGCTTGTTCGCCAAGTTCATAACGAGGGCTCGAACAGCGTCACCCAGGGGAATAGGGGCCGGCGACGACGAGGTCACGTCGCCGGCAGTAGGGGCAGCTGCGGCGGAGCCCCTACGGAACGGAAAGACTCGGGAGGGACCGGCGGCCGTTGGCGCGGCGCCGTCCTCTCCATCGGAAGTAATGCCTGTGCGCATCAACGTCTCCTTCAACGAGATGAAGGTCGCACAGGAGTCGTCGGAAATGTCCGAGAAGTCGTCGGAGAAATCAGAAATGTCCACGATCGCATTTTGTCAGCACGCACTGCGGAGGGAGATAGCGCCTCCGTCTGTCGGCAGCGTCCAGACACGCATCGCAACGGCAGCCCGTTCTCTAGGCTGGTCTTATACGCGCACCAGAGACGCTTGGTACGCCGATCCCCGAATTTCCATCAGGCCTGAAGAGCTGTTCCGCGTCGAAGCGGTGAGCGGGCTTGTCTACCAGGCACGGCAGGAGGTGCGGAAGAATGACGATGCAATCGCAAGGGCCACAGCCCTCCTTGGTGGCGAGGATGCGCATCTCGTTCGCTCGATCGTTGCTGCGGTTCGCTCGGCGCTTGGCATTCGCAATCGCGCCTGAGCTGAGGGAAGAAGAGGGGGATCGCAATGTTCAGGACTGACCTTTTCCGCGAGACCAGCGCCGATGCTTTGATGGCATCCGCCTATGTCGGTGCGCCCCTTATCGTCGATAGCTTCGCCGGCGGCGGTGGAGCCTCGACCGGCATCGAGATGGCCCTCGGCCGCTCGCCGGACATCGCCATCAACCACAATCCTGATGCGCTGGCGCTGCACGCGGCCAACCATTCAGAGACACATCACCTCTCTGAGAACGTCTATCGCGTCGATCCTCTCGACCACCTCAAGGGCAAGCACATCGGCCTCGCCTGGTTCTCGCCGGACTGCAAGCACTTCTCCAAGGCTAAGGGCGGCAAGCCCGTGGAGCGCAACATCCGCGATCTTTGCTGGATCATTCCCGGCTGGATCGAGCGCATCCAAAAGAGCGGCGGGCGAGTCGATGTCGTCATCATGGAAAATGTCGAGGAGTTCAAAGATTACGGTCCGCTGGTCGCGACCGATCGCGGGCTAATGCCGGACCCAGAGCGCCGCGGCGAGAATTTCGAGAAATGGTGCAAGAAGCTGCGGCGGCTCGGCGGAAAGATCGAGTTTCGCGAGCTGCGCGCCTGCGACTATGGCGCTCCGACGATCCGCAAGCGGCTGTTCGTGATCATCCGATTCGACGGCAAGCCGATTGTCTGGCCTGAGCCAACGCACCGTAAACCTGAGGACCCGGATGTGATCTCCGGCAAGAAGTTGCCGTGGCGTACCGCAGCTGAATGCATCGATTGGTCGCTGCCTTGTCCGTCGGTCTTCGACACGAGCGAACAGATCTGGGAAAAGCACAAAATGCGCGCTGTTCGGCCGCTAGCCGAGGCGACGCTGGCGCGCGTGGCGCGTGGGATGAAGCGCTACGTGCTCGATGCGGAACGGCCGTTCCTCGTCCAGACGGGATACGGCGAGCGGGCAGGGCAGAAGCCGCGCGCCATCAGCGTCGATTATCCGTTGGGCACGGCTGTAGCCGGCGGCGTGAAACATGCGGTTATCACGCCCATTCTGACGGCAGCACAGCATGGCGGCTCGGTGCGGCCGATCGACGATCCGGCGCATACGGTGACCGCCAGCCGCAAGGACCAGAATTCCGTCATCGTGCCGACGCTGGTGGGTTGTGGCGGCCGGGCAGGGCAAAGCCGTCCGCGTGCTGGCGACGAGCCGATTGGCACGATCACGGCCAAGGCGGATGGCTGCGTTGCGGTCGCCTTCCTTGCGCAAAACAACTATCTTGAGCCTGGCCATGATGCGCGCGAACCCCTGTCGACGATCGTCGGCAGAGGCAGCACGCAGAGCCCAATAGTTGCTTTCATAGCCCAACACAATGGCGATCCGCGTCCCGATGGTAGCCAAGCCGCGCGGCCCGGGCGTGATGCTGGCGAACCATTAGCGACCATCACACAATCCGGAAGCCAGCAGAGCCTTGTCGCTGCTTTTGTAGCCCGCCAGTTCGGAACATCGACGGGGCACAGTCTAGAAGGGCCGTCCGCAACCGTAATGGCGGACGGCGGTGGCAAGTCGCAGCTCGTCATGCCCTATCTGCAGGCCTACTACGGCACGGGGGACGGACAGCACGAGACGGAGCCGATGCGCACCGTCACGACGAAGGACCGACACGGCCATCACGAGGCGACTATCGGCGTCCCGCCCTTCACAGAGGCGCAGGCCGACCGCGCGCGCCAAGTCGCTGACTTCATGCGCGCGCAGGGCTTCTGGGACGATCGCGAGTTCGTAACAGTTGAGATCTCGGGCGAGACCTTCGTAGTAATCGATATCGGGATGCGGATGCTGACGCCGCGGGAACTATTCAATGCGCAGGGATTCCCGTCCGACTACGTCATCGATGGTGCTTGGAACTATCAAGCAGACGGCGCCGGCCCAGTCTGGCGCGAGTTCTCGAAGTCGGTCCAGGTCTCCTGTGTCGGCAACTCTGTATCGCCGCCGGTCGCCTGTGCGCTGGTCTCGTCAAACTGCAGCCACCTCGCCGAGTTTCGGGAGGCGGCAGAATGACCGAAGCTGAACTCCTCCGCGAAGAGATCGCCGAACTCGAAGCTCAGATCTTCCGCATCAAGGGCAGCATGAACCGGGCCGACAACGGCGTGAAGCTGCAGAAACTCGCGGTGATCACTCGACTGCGTGACCGGTGCAAGCAGTCTCTGGCTGCCCTCGAAAAGCACGGGGAGGCGGCATGACGGTTGAAACCCGCTCCATCCTCGATGGCCGTTGCACCATTTATGTCGGTGACTGCATCGAGACCATGCGCCGGATGCCTTCCGGTTCGGTCGACTGTGTCGTCACTAGCCCACCGTACTGGGGCCTGCGCGACTATGGCGTCGACGGCCAGATCGGCCTTGAGCCGACTCTTGGTCAGCACATTGCCGTCATGGTCGAAGTGTTCACCGCGGTCTGGCGTATTCTCAAACCGCAAGGGACGGTCTGGCTCAACTATGGCGACTGCTATGCAGCAGCTCCGAACGGAAAGAGCGCTGAAGCCTACAAAGCAGACGGTTCGGACGACCGCACCTTCAGGGACAAGCCGTTCTCGACCGTAGGACCGATCTACCAGGCCGACCGTCACGGTGACAGAGGAGTGCGCGGCAACGTTCATCGCCGAGCCGCTGGCGTAAGTTCACCTGGTGCCATTGTCGCCCGCGGCTATCTCAAGCCCAAAGACCTTTGCATGATCCCCAACCGATTGGCGATCGCGTTGCAGGAGGCTGGCTGGTGGGTTCGCTCCGAAATCATCTGGCACAAGCCAAACCCGATGCCGGAGAGCGTCTACGATCGGCCGACGACTGCGCATGAGAAGGTGTTTCTGCTCACCAAGGGCGAGGACTATTTCTACGACCACGAGGCTATCCGCGAGCCGGTGACCGGCGGCTCCCATGCACGCAAGGCCGGACCGAACAGCCGCCAGAATATCGATCGCGTTCCTCGATCGAGGAAATTTGCGGCAGAAGGCGACGCCATGGTCAAAGCCAAGCGTTCGTTCGCGGAAGGCACGGCGGATCTCGTCGAAACCCGCAACGCCCGCAATGTCTGGACCATTGCGCCTAGGGCCTTCCGGGAAGCGCATTTTGCAACATTTCCCCCGGCGCTGGCCGAGCGTTGCATCAAAGCAGGAACCCCGAAGACCGTTTGCGGCTGCTGCGGCGTTGACAGCGGCTGCGGCCCGATCTGCGAAACCTTCGACCGTGTCCCCGGGACCGTATTCGACCCGTTCGGAGGCGCCGGCACTGTCGGCCTCGTCGCCGAGCAGCTCGGCCTGCGCAGCATCTTCGTCGAGCTCAATCCAGAATACGCAGACATCGCCGTCCGGCGCATCGAAGGCGCTCAGAAACCGAAGGACGAGGCTGCATGACAACCTTAGTTGCTCATTCTCTGCGGGACCTCCTCGCCAGGCACCTCGTCCGGGCCTACGTCGGGCTCTGGCTCTTCGATCGGTGGCTCCGGCAGATCTGGCGGGACATCCGGCGGCATGTCTGGCGGGAATTCAGGGTCATTGGGTCTCCGGATCGGCTTGGTAGGCATTCAGACCTCCTCTTTGATCGCGCAACCGATGCTGAGCTGTGTTTGTTCCACGAGCTGGGAGGTGTGGCATGACCTTCCTGGAAGCCTACGCCAAGTTCGGGCCCGACACGATGGCGATCGCCGAGGCCTTAGACATCAAGGAACACGAGGCCGACACCCTCATCAATATGAAGATGAACCGCGATCGGCTGGGCCCGACGGTATGCCAGATGGCGGCTCTGAACCCTCCCCGTAAGCCCGTTCGTTTCGCCGGCTACGACGAGACAGAAAAGTCGTGGTGGTAGAATGAGCCGGTGGATTCGCGTCCAGACCTCTATTTTCGATCACGAGGTGTTCGCCGCTGAACCGTTCAGCGAGCGTGAAGCCTGGCTGTGGCTCATCTCCAAAGCGGCATGGAAAGACACCGTGCATCGCATTGGCGCGTCTGTCATGCCTGTCCCTGCAGGAAGCCTGTTCGTGACCATTCGCGAGATGCAGGCGGCATGGAAATGGACCTCGACGCGGCGCGTTCACCAGTTCCTTGAGCTGCTTTCAAGCCAGAACATGATTGAAACATGCTCTGAAACAGGAAAGACGCTCGTAACTGTATGTAATTACAGCAAATACCAGAACGCTGAAACACATTCTGAAACATCGGAAAGTGCTGATGCGAAACAAAAACGAAACACAAAAGACACCAGTACACCAGACACCAACATATCCTCACTCCGTTCGGATGTTTGCCCGGAGGCGGAAAAATCCGCTCCGGCCTCGCCGACGGTTATCGAGCTTCCGACTGTCAATGGCGACATGGTTTCGATTTCCGAGGCGGATGTTGCCGAGTGGTCCGAGGCTTTCCCTGCCGTGGACGTTCGCCAGCAGCTGGCGGCAATGCGTTCGTGGCTCAACGCCAATCCCAAGAACCGCAAGACCAGCAAGGGCATGAAGCGCTTCGTCGTTTCCTGGCTCACTCGTGACCAGGACCGAGGAGGAGGGCGCCAGCATCCGCAGGCCCAAGCGCCGCCGCGCCCTCAAAGCCCTTCCATGCAACGCCATTACGACATCCACGCAAGGCTGAAACGAGAACTCTACGGTGAACCAGATGAACAATTTGCCGGCCAAACTGTCGACCTTGCAGCAGGAGATTTCCGCTCTCATTGAGCAGCTTGCCCCGGCCGGCGCCGACGAAATCGGCCAGTGCATCGAAGGTCTCATGAGCGGCGGCATGCGGATCTCCGAAACGATCACTGCTGCAAACCCCGTCGAGGAATACCGCCTTTCACTACGCAACGTGCCGGTCTACGGGCTGCGCCGCGCCTACGTGAAGCTGAAGCGCGGCGAATACGAGAACATCAACAAGGCTTTCATTCCCCTGCCGGCGGAGCTTGCGGCCATGGCCAATGCCGAATGCCGTCCCATCCGGGAGGACCGAATTCGCAAGCAGGAGACGCTGAGGGCGATCGAGGACTCCGTCAGCCGAACGCTTCCCAGCTCTCATGGGCTAATGGATCTGCGCGTCACCCAGCGTGAGCGCGCCATCGCACTGGCGGAGAAGGGCTTCGTCAGGGTTGCCGAAGGAGTCGACCATCTGGAATTCGCCCAGCTCGCCAAATCGCGTGAACTGCCGGCCGGCTCGGTCCACCTCTGGGCAATCGACGAGGTCTGGTCGCCGATCGCCGTCCGCGTCAACCGCAGCAGGATCCAGACCAAGCTGAACGTCAAGCCACCGCCAGTATCGCCCGAGCGCGCCGACGAGCTCGCCCGCATGCTCGAGCTACCCGATGCCCGCGAGGTCACCTCCGAGCAGATGGCGCACCGCGGCAGGGCCAAGGCCGAGATCGAAGCGGCCGAGCCTGTCGAAGAGGAGCGGGCGGCATGACCATCCAGCACCGCACCGTCGACATCGAAGCAGCGGCAAAACTCTGGAGGGATGATCTCTCCGCCTCCCAGATCGCCAAGCGCTTTGGCGTCAGCCGAAACGTCATTGTCGGACTGGCCTTCCGCAACCGCGGTCTCTTCTCTTGGCGTGGTGATGCTGGGAAGAAGACCCGCGCACCGGGCCCAGCGAAGACGGCGCGGCCTCGCAAGCGGGAGCCGGAACTGAAGCGGGAACCGGAGATCCCGGCGACTGCCTATGACGCCGAGCGGGTTCAATCCGCAAAGCTCCTCCACCAACTCTCGGCCGGCGAATGCTGCTGGCCCCTGAACACCGGCGGCCTGTACCTGTTCTGTGCGGCGGAAACGACGGGCCGCTACTGCCGAAACCACCATGCTCGATCATTGCCGAAGAAGAACGAGGGAAAAGCATGAACAGATCACGTTGGTACGCAATCAGGACGGCCCCGGGGTATCAGCGCATGGCGGCCGCCGACGAGCGCCTACCGGAAAGCCGGCGCATGGAATCCATCATCGAGCGGAACTGCCGCAAGGACGGCTTCGACATCTTCATGCCGTCGTTCTACAGGGAGTTGAAGCACCACCGGACGAACGAGCTCATCCAGAAGCGGTTTCCGTTCCTGGTCGGATATGCCTTCGTCAGCCTGCCCAGGCTGAACTTCGAGGAGCTCAGGAGCGTCGAGGGTGTCGTGTGCTTCCTTCGAGGCGCGAACTATGGCCCGCTCGAATTCCCGGATTCGACCATCGAGGCCCTGTACTTCGCAGAGCACGAGCGCCGGCAGGCCTTCCTCTACGAGCAGCATTGCCGGAGAGAGAGCTGGCGGCAGGAGCGCGTCCAGCATCTGCGCGGACAGCTTCGCAAGATCCTCCCGAAGGGCAGGAAGGCTCGCGTCTCGATGATCGACCAGGCGGAGATGGCTATAGATTCACTGAGCCCTCAGATCAAAGAGCGCGTACAGAAAATTATCAGTGAATTGAACGGTCTTACCAGCGATGTAGAGGTTGAAAATCTCCGCCAAGCTGTATAGATTTTCTGCAGTGATTTGCGGTTGTCACAGTTGCGGACCTCACAGAGGGAATACTCGCCGGACCGCTGCCGAAAGTTCACATTCGGCGCATTGGAGAAATGCGCCTTTTTTCCACTCAGATAACGCAGGCAGGGCAACTGGTAAGCCGCGTGGCTCATAACCACGAAAGACCGGGTTCGATTCCCGGGCCTGCAACCAACACACAAAGCGGCCACCCCGTTTCATCTTAGGGGCGTCTGAAGACGCCGGCTCGTCCTCACATGAAATAACAGTATGTTGGACAAAAGCCTGCAGCCAAGGTGGCCAGCGCGAGTGAGATATTGTAAAAGGCGATTAGAGGTTAGCGCTCAGCCAGCCTCCCCATGTAACTAGTCCCGTTACCGCTCGAAGAAGCGCTTCGAGCGGGCTACTCCCAAACCAAAGAGGTCACCGTGCCAGAATACCTCGTCGAGCCCTTCGATATCGTCCTAGACGGCCTCAAGAGCATGCAGGCCTTCATCAACGAGAAGACAGCAGAAGGATATGAGCTCCAACAGGTAATCGAGCGCAGCACGTGTCCGTGGGTGCTGATTTTTTACCGGGCCTGACAGCCACGCATGCCTGAATAGGGAGCCGGACCCATGGCCCGGCTCCCCGATGTCTCAATTTGTGCCCTCAGGAGAGGGTAGAGGTTGCGACACCATCAAAGTCATGGCTCATAGTCGGCAAGGAAGGGTGCCTGCCGCCCACCGATGGGGTCCCACCCCGTCAGTAACTCCATCGTCCACGAAAGAGCCTCCAACTGCTCCTTAACATCTCCGCCGGTGTTGTCTTTCAGTTCGCGATAGGCGGCTTCCATGCGCTTTAGGAATCGCTGCTGAAACGTCGGGTCGGTTTCATTCAGCGTCTGCACCAAGCAAGCAGATACCATAGCCATCCCGAGTTTAGCCCGGTGCAGATCTGATCGTTTGTCTTTGTCTTCCATGTTTGATCCCCCAAGGTTAACCGATGCCCGTCCTAAAGAACGCACGGCACGAGAAGTTCGCGCAGGAACTCGCCAAAGGTAAGACGGCCGACGAGGCATATCAGCTTGCGGGGTTTAAGCCTAACCGGGGAAATGCAGCGCGTTTGAATGCAAATGAAAGCATTCAGGAGCGCGTGGCTGAAATCCAAGGCAAGGGCGCCCTCAAGGCGGAAGCAACCGTCGAGCGTGTTCTGAAAGAGCTGTCTCGTATCGGCTTCTCCGATCTTCGCCGCGTGTTCGATGCGAATGGCAGGCTGCTTCGACCTGAAGAGTGGGATGACGATACAGCCGCCGCAGTCGCGTCGGTCGAAGTGGTGACCCGCAACATCGGCGACGGTGAGGTCGAGCACGTCCACAAGATTAAGGTCTGGGACAAGAACAGCGCCTTGGAGAAGCTTGCCAAGCACCTCGGTATGTTCATCGAGCGTGTCGAGCACTCCGGGAGCATGAGCCTCAATGTCTTGCCAGAGGACGCCGAACTGTGACCCATGCAGGTAGCTCGATTAACGGAGAAACAGCGAGAGGCTAATCGCCTTCTTGCCGGCCCGGCGCGCAACATCATGCTCCGCGGCGGGTCTCGTTCCGGAAAGACGTTCGTTCTTTGTCGGGCGCTGATCCAGCGAGCGATAAACGCTCCGGGTTCGCGGCACGTCATATTCAGGTTTCGGTTCAACCACGCGAAGACGTCGGTCTGGTCCGATACCCTGCCAAAGGTTCTGGCCCTCTGCTTTCCGTCGGTTCGGGTGCGGTTTGACAAGACCGACTTTTATGTCGAGCTGCCGAACGGATCGCACATCTGGATAGCCGGCCTCGACGATAAAGAGCGCGTCGAGAAGATCCTGGGGCAGGAATACGCCACCCTATATTTCAACGAGAGCAGCCAAATCCCTTGGGCATCCGTGGAAACGGCAATGTCCCGTTTGGCGCAGAAGTGCGAGCTGGCCCCAGCGATAGCGGCAGCGACAGGCAGAAGGTACCTCGCCCTCAAGGCCTACTTCGACTGCAACCCGCCGTCTAAGCTCCATTGGAGCTTCCAGATGTTCCGGGCGAAGATGAAGCCGGGCACGAAGGAGAAGCTGGCCAAGCCGGAAGATTATGCCGAGATGCAGGTGAACCCTGCCGACAACTCGGAGAACCTGCCGCCCGAGTATTTTGAGGTTTTGGCCTCGATGTCCGCAGCGAAAAGGTTGCGGTTTGAGGCGGGAGAATGGGCGAGCGAAGTTAGCGGCGCGCTCTGGGCTCTTGAGGATCGCAAGGCGCCCGACGGGAAGCTGATGCCGGGCATAGACAGCCTGCGTGTCGCCAGCGCCCCCGAGATGCGGCGCATCGTTGTCTCGGTTGATCCATCCGGTACGCGCGGCGATGGCGCAGGTGACGATATCGGTATCGTCGTCGCCGGCCTCGGCATCGATGGGCATGGCTACATTCTCGAGGATGGCACTTGCCAGTTGTCGCCAGAAGGATGGGGCAGGCGAGCGGTCGACCTCTACCATCGTCATCAGGCACATCGGATCATCGGGGAACGGAACTTCGGTGGCGACATGGTGCGCTTCACCGTCTCGACGGCTGATAAGACCGCGCCCTTCAAGGAAGTTGTCGCCAGCCGAGGCAAAGCGGTGCGAGCAGAGCCTATCAGCGCGCTGTATGAGCAGGGCAAGGTTCATCACGTCGGAGACTTCCCCGACCTTGAAGACCAGATGTGCAATTTCACGCCGTCTGGATACCTCGGAGAGGGTTCACCTGACCGGGCCGACGCCCTGGTCTGGGCTCTCACCGAGTTGATGCTTGGAGGCTCGTCCTTCACGCTGACGAACGTTTAGGAGCGGACATGGCCAACATCATCGCGTTCGTCCGCGACAGCCTGACAAACATGGTCGCCAGCTTGGGCACCAGCCGGGACAAGGCGGCGGCTAACGTCTATTCGATGCCGATGCTCACCGACGAGGAGCTGCTCAACGCCTATCGGGGCGCATGGCTCCCGAAGAAGATCGTCGATATCCCGGCGTTCGACAGCATCCGCGCTTGGCGCGACTGGCAGGCGAAGAAGCCGCAGATCGAGGCGATCGAAGCGGAAGAGAAGCGCCTGAACGTTATGGGCAAGCTGCTGGAGACCCGCATCAAAGCGCGGCTCTGGGGCGGCGCTGCGCTCGTCATCGGTACCGGCGACCAGGACCTGACGGCGCCGCTCGACGTCGAGCGCATCGGGAAGGGCGGTCTGAAATACCTCACGGTCATGACCCGCCGCCACCTCACGGCCGGCGAGATCGATCGTGACCCGGCTTCGGAATGGTATGGCAAGCCGAAGGTTTACCAGCTGAACTCCGCCGACGGCGCCCAGGTCGAAATTCACCCGTCGCGCCTGGTCATCTTCAACGGCAGCCAACAGCCGGACGAAGACATCGTGACGACGACCTATGCCGGCTGGGGCGACAGCGTTCTCTTATCGGTCTTCGATGCGATCAAGCAGGCCGACGGTACCGCGGCGAACATCGCCAGCCTCGTCTTCGAGGCCAAGGTCAACGTGATCCGCATTCCGGATTTCATGCAGAACCTCGGCAACGCAGAGTATCGGGCGAAGATCCTCGAGCGGTACACGCTTGCTGCCACGGCAAAGGGCATCAACGGCGACCTCCTCCTCGACAAGGAAGAGGAATACGAGCAGAAGACGGCGAGCTTCGCCACGCTGCCCGAAGTACTCATGTCCTTCCTGCAGATCGTGTCCGGCGCCGCGGACATTCCCGCCACGCGGTTGCTCGGCCAGTCGCCGGCCGGCATGAACGCCACCGGCGAAAGCGATCTGCGGAATTATTACGACCGCCTGCAGGCTATGCAGACCGTCGAGATGACGCCGGCTATGGCGCGCCTCGACGAATGCATTATCCGGAGCGCACTCGGCTCACGCGACCCGGACATCTACTACGAGTGGGCGCCGCTCTGGGGCATGTCGGAGAAGGAGAAGGCCGACGTCTTCAAGACGAAGGCCGATGCGGCCCGGCAGTTGGTCGGAAGCGGTACCGGGCAGGAGATCATCCCGCGCGAGGCCGTTTCCGATGCTCTGGTCAACACGTTCATCGAGGACGGCTCGCTGCCTGGCCTCGATGCAGCGATTGAGGAATACGGCAAGCTCGCCGAGCAAGAAATCGATCCTACCGAGCACAACGCGGCTGTAGTGGGCGAGGAGATCCGCCGTGAATGACGAAATGCGCAGCCGTCATTTCATCACGCACTCGGAATCCAAAGTGAAAGTACCTTCTAGCGGTTTGATCTCGTATTTCCGCTTGTATTCGCCCTCGCAGATAACGGCTGAGGCGGTTTCGGTGCCGATGACCAGTGCGACACCTGCGATTAGAACGTAAGCGATGATCGGAATGGGATCATCCGTCATGATTATCGAGCCGGAGCGTTCACCGGACACCGAATAGACAGCCTTGTTGATTTTGTTCTCGCCTGCTTGAAATTGCGCAGTGATGCGTTGCGTCACATCGATGCCCATCTCCTTGGCAGTTGCAAAAGCCATTTCTGCGGTAACTGCCTCGGGTATGTGCACTTCAATGGGCGTCTGGACGCCGTCCGACGCTCGCACGAACGTGCCACCTATTACGTAAGTGCTGTCCACAGCCTCAAGCGTAGAAGTGGCCCCGACCGCCAATATTGAAGTGGCATCTGAGTCTGTGACGGTGATTTCCGCGGTGCCGAAAGTATTTTCCGCGTTGGCAACCGATGCCCAGGATACGGCGCCAATCAGCGTCCAAAAAAGCGCTTTCATCGCGTTGGCCCCCCATTTGTAATGCCTAATATGCTGCCACGATAAGTTGTCTGGTTCAATGTAGCCCTTCCGGGCTATGCCAAACGAGGCCGAGCAATCATGAAATTCACAGACCTTGCACCGATCGCGGGCACGCGACGGACCGCCGACGGCTACCTTGTTGCTGACGTCCGCACCGCGCGCACTGGCATCCAGCTCTATGCCGGCCATGAGGTCGGAAAGCCTGACATGCAGGTCGTGAAGGTCTACCGGCCCGAGGACCAGGTCTTCGACAAGGCCAGCCTCGGCAGCTACGCGCATAAGCCGGTGACGAACGATCATCCGGACGAGGCCGTCACCGCCGACAACTGGAAGGCGCTCGCCGTCGGCTCGATCGGGGATGAAATTGCGCGGGACGGGGAATTCGTCCGTGTCCCGCTCGTCGTCATGGACGCAGCAGTTATCGGCGAGATCGAGGGCGGCAAGCGCGAGCTCTCCGCCGGCTACACCTGCGATCTCGCATGGGAGCCGGGCACCACGCCAACAGGCGAGAAGTACGACGCCATACAGAAAGATATCCGGATCAACCACGTAGCCATCGTGCAGCGCGGCCGCGCCGGATCAGAAGCTCGCATCGGTGACGGTGTGAGGTCGTGGGGCGCTGCCCCGTTCACCAGTGATCAGAAACCGAAAGAGGACAAGATCATGACCCTGAAGACGGTTACCGTCGATGGCATCCCGGTTGAAGTAACCGACCAGGGTGCCACGGTGATCGGCACGCTCCAGCAGCGCCTTGCCGACGCCAACACCAAGTTCGCCGACGCCGAGAAGGCAAATCAGACGGCTTTGGCCGCCAAGGATGCTGAGCTGGCGAAGAAGGATGCCGAGATTGATGCTCTGAAGGGCAAGATCCTTTCCGACGCTGATCTCGACAAGCGCGTCCAGGCGCGTGCCGATCTCATCACCAAGGCGCACACGACCGCCAAGGACGTGAAGACCGAAGGCCTTTCCGATGCCGCCATCCGCAAGGCCGTCGTTGTCGCCAAGCTCGGCGATGCGGCCGTCGCCGACAAGTCGGAAGCCTACATCGACGCTCGCTTCGACATGCTGGTCGAGGACGCCAGCAAGAACGGCGCCGATCCCTTCCGCACCGTCGTGCAGCAGGGCCTTTCGCAGGTCAGCGACGCCGACAGGGTCGTGACCGACGCCTATTCCCAGATGGTCGCCGACATGAAGGCCGGCAAGACCTCTGCAGCGGCCAACTAAGGAGGCGCTTCAATGGCTACCTACCAGACCACCTATGGCGCGGCTCCCGCGAAGGGGCTTGCAGGCCAGATCGCTTCCGAAGAGAAGTGCAACAAGGTCAGCCGCACAGTCGAGACGGCGGCCGGCATCAAGTTCGGCGCTCCTGCTCAGCGGGGAGCCGGCAATCATGGCGTTGCCATCCTCACCACCGGCGACTTCCTCGGGCTCGCAGTGCTCAACCCGGCGGTACCGCCGAGCGCCAGCAATCCCGACGCCTATCCGCAGTACTTCACCGGCGCCTTCATGACGATGGGCACGATGTACGTCACTGCGGGTGCAACGGTCGCTGCCGGTGACCCGGTCTACTATGTGACCGCAACCGGCCGCTACACGAACGTTGCCAACGCCGGCGCCAATCCGGCTATCCCCGATGCCTTCTTCGAAGAAGCGGGCACCGAAGGCGCCATCGTCCAGATCAGCCTTGGCCTGCGCCATCAGGCGTAACGCCTCGCGAAAGGAACCCTGAACTATGAACCAGATCATCCGTCAGGCCTTCGCTGATGCGCAGGCCGCGTTCCCCTTCGTCATCGCGCAGGGGCGCAACATCGAGACCCGCATCTACCAGCGGCGTTATCCGACCTTCAACTACGGTGCTCACGTGCCCGTCGTTACGGAAGGGAACGCCTGGGCGATCGGGACGACCTTCTTCACCGTCGATACGGCAGGCGAGGCGAAATTCCTCTCCGGCGCCGGTACCGACATGCCCTTCAACCACGCCACGAAGGATATGGCCAGCCATGACTTCGCGATGATCGGCTCCGGCTGGGAGTGGAACCTCGAGGAGGTCAATCAGGCTGCCCTTTACGGCATCGACCTGAACGGCACCAAGGCAATGTCGGCGTCCGACAAGGTCGAGCGCCTGCTCAACTCGGTTGCGATGGTCGGCACGACCGAGAAGAACTGGACCGGCTTCGTCAACGACCCGCAGGTCTCGCGTGTCGACGTTGCCGCGGATGGCACGGGCTCTTCGACCTTCTGGTCGGCGAAGTCCAACGACCAGATCCTCCGGGACATCAACGACCTGATCTCCAGCGTCCGCGAGAACACCTCGGAAGTGGAATGGGTGGACACGCTGCGCCTGCCGCCGGAAGCGTTCCGCCTTATCGCCACCCGCCGCCTCGGTGAGGGCGACGGCATGCTGACGCTGCTGGAATACATCCGCCGCAACAACGTCTACACGGCGGAAACGGGCCAGCAGCTCGACATCCAGCCACTGCGCGAGCTCGCGAATGCCTCCCAGGACGGCGGCGGCCGCATGGTCGTGTATCGCCGGGATTCGGAAGTTCTCCGTTTCCACCTGCCGATGCCGCGCCGTGTCCTCCAGCCGCGCCAGAAGTCCATCATGGGCTTCGAGACCGGCATCATCGCCCGTACCGGTGGTACCGAATGGCGTCTGCCCGGTGCTGCCGCCTACGGCGACGAAATCACCGCACCGTAACCGGAGGATTAGCGATGAAAATCACCAACAATAGCAAGGCGCTCCAGGGCGTCCGTTCCAAGGGGCGGGCGGTCTACATCCCACCGGGTGAAACCCGCGACGTCGATCTTGAAGGCGTCGATCTCGAGAAGGCCAAGCGCCTTCGCTTCCTCAAGATCGAAGGCGTCTCCAAGGCTGTAAGCAACCAGGACGGCGACGGCCCCAAGACGGCACTCGAAGTGCTCGAAATGGCGAAGGACCAGAACGTGCAGTTCATGTCCTTCAAGTCGGCCGCCAAGAAGCTGCTCGGCGATAAGACGCCGGGCACGAAAGACGAGATCGTCGCTGCTCTCGAAGAGCTGGCAACGCAGCCCTGACATTCAGTCCGGCGGTAACCTGCCGGGCCAATTTTTGCATCGGAGATTGACATGGCTGGATACGGCACGAACGACGGCTTCACGGCGTACGCAACCGAAGCCGGCTATGTCTTTCCCGACGGCACGACCGATGCCCAGAAGACCGCCGCACGTCAGCGCGGTTCTTTGGTGATCGATCGGTATGAGCCTCGGTTCAGCGGGCGAAGGACCGGCGGGTACGCCCAAGAGCGAGCCTGGCCGCGCACGGGCGCGACGACCTATTACGGCGAGGCGATCCCCTCGGGCGAAATCCCGGTCGCGGTTATCAACGCCTCGTATGAGGCCGCATTCCTCGAGCTGACGAACCCGGGTAGCCTTTCGCCAGTCGTGACCGGATCGCAAACGGTGAACCGCGAGAAAATCGGACAGCTTGAGGTCGAGTATTCAACCTCTACTTCAACGGATATCGACGACCTCGTCGCGCTCGCAACGCCTGTCGTGACCACGATCGAAGGGCTGCTCTGGCCGTTTCTCGTGCCGGTCTGGCCGGGTGCTTTGGTGGTGTAGCTCCAGGCATCGCGCGCACTTGATCAGAATACGCCCAGTGAGCCGAGCAACGAGACCATTCCGGCGATCAAAATAACGAATTGAGCCCTCTGCTTCATCGTAGGGTCAATTGGAAGCTTCTGCACGAGATAAAACACAACCCCGACGAAGAGGATGGTCACGAGGATGCTGATTGTGGCGGACATGTCCCCCAGATCCTTGAACAAAGAGCCTTGCGGCAATGAGGCGTAAATAAGGCTTAGCTCTCGAAAAGGAAGGGCGGAGGATGGCAAACCCGATCTATGCGCGCCTGCAGGCGACCGCGCAGCGCCTCATCGCCAAGTACGGCCAATCCGCTACTGTGAAGCGGATCACGCCTCCGGATCCTGTTTACGGCGGCGAGCCTGTCGTCACGTCTTATCCCGCCACGCTCGTCCGGATGGCCTACGAGGCCCGCTACATCGACGGCACGGTCATCCAGACCGGCGACATGCAGATTTACATCTCATCGGTCGGACTGCCGATCGAGCCCACCGTCGGCGACATCGTCACCGCCAACGGGGCGGATTACGCCATCATCAACGGCGACCCGAACAAATACGACGGCGTCACGTCGGTCGTCTTCATCGTCCAAGGAAGGATAGCGGCTTAGTTCTCCTGAACAGAGATCCCGTCCTCGCCAATCTTGATCTCGACGCCTTGTGTCGTCTCCTCCTGGAAGACGTAGATGCCCAGTCCGACAGTAATGACGGCAAGCACGGCGATGATGAGATAGAGGGCGTTTCGGTTCATGCAGCGGAATCCTTACATGAATTTCGATCAGTTGCTCAGTGCATACGAGCCAAAGCTTGTGGCGGGCTTTCGGGAGGCGATCGATCCCTCGCGATAGCGCTTCGAATATCACGCTACCGCCCCGACACGGCCCAAGGAGAGGGTTGCCCTATGAGCATCATTGTTTCTCGAGCATAGCATCGCTCACCTCCCGCCCGGTGTGGCGCGGCCTGATAAGGTTCTTCAGGTCAAATCCCTGCCGCCGAGCCTCAGCTAGGTAGTCTTCCAGGGTACTTTCCGAAATGGCACTCTCGCGCGCGATCACCCAAAGAAACTTGCGATCAGGCGTGCCGACCAGTGCGACCCGGTACTCAGGATCGATTTTGAGCACCCAATAATCGCCGTCAGTGAAGGGTATCCAGCGAAGTGCAGCCGGAAGAAAGTTGACTTTCAGCTTCGCGTTCGTCGCATCGACTGGCTCTGCTTGGCCAAGCGCTTGCTTGGGCTGGTTGTTGTTATCGAAACAGCGGTTGTCGACGCGAATCTTTCCGTCGTTATCAAGGGAATAGTCTGCCGTGATGTCCGTCGCGGCATCTTCTTCATATTTGAGCGGCAGGCGGACGATCTCATACCAGCGCCCCAGATAACGGTTGAGGTCGAGACGCGGAATTGCTGTGACTTCGCCCATGGCTTCGGTTCTCCTTCAATGAGGAGCGGCAACGCCTGCAGGGTACTTCGGTTCCCTGGCAAGAAGATTGGATAACCTATGACGTTTGATGAACTCCTCGCCAAATACGAGCCGGCGCTCGCCGCCGCATTCCGGCAGGCTATCGAGGAGATCAAGTCGGGCATCGTCCTCCGCGTCGTGGTCGAGCGGCTGGAGCGCGGCGACGTCAACGGCGCGGTCGATGCCATGCAGATCGAGCCGGAGGTGTTCTCCGCGCTCGAAATTGCCCTGCAGGACGCTTTCAACGCTGGTGGCACCAACGCAGTCGCTGAGCTACCGAAGGTCATGGACCCGCAAGGCAATCGCGTGATCTGGCGCTTCGGCGTCCGCAATGCTGTTGCCGAGGCGATACTGCGCGACCTGTCGTCGACGATGGTCACGCACATCACCGATGACCAGCGACAGGGCATCCGCCAGGCGTTGGAGCAGGGGCTTGCCAGAGGCGCCAACCCGAGATCGACGGCCCTCGACGTCGTCGGCCGGCAGAGCCGCGTCACCGGCCGCCGAGAGGGCGGCGTGATCGGTCTGACCCGGTACCAGACCGAGTTTATCGAGCGGGCGCGCCTGCATCTTGATTCCGGCGACCCGGACCTGATGAACCGGTATTTCGAGCTCAAGACGCGCGACAAGCGTTTCGACCGAACCGTTATGGCAGCCATCAGAGCAGGGAAGCCGGTGACCGGCGAGGCGCTGGCCAAGATCATCGGCCGGCTGCGCGATAAGAACCTGCTTCTCCGCGGCGAAATGCTGGCGCGGACCGAGACCATGATTGCGCTCAGCTCCGCCCGCGACGAGGCGATGCGGCAGCAGATCGAGGCCGGCAAGGTCCGGGCGCAAGACGTCACGAAGGTATGGCGTTCCGCCGGCGACAGCCGTGTGCGGCACACCCATCGTGTCCTCAACGGCAAGGCCGTCGGCATGGATGAGGTATTTCAGAGCCCATCTGGCGCGCTTCTCCGCTTCCCGGGCGACCCGCGCGCGCCCATATCGGAGATTTCCGGCTGCCGATGCCGGCTCGAATACAAGGTGGATCACATCGGCGCGGTCGTGCGCCGGTACCGCGCTGAGGTCGTTTGATGGCAACGCTCTCATTTAGCGCTGCCGTGGCGCAGTGGGCCGACAAGGTCGAGGGTGCCGTCGAAGCTATCTTCAAGGAGGCGACACAGGAGGTCGTCGAAGAAATGCAGACGCCGGTCGGGCAGGGCGGCCGTATGCGCGTGGACACCGGATTTCTCCGGGCATCACTGCTCGCGTCCTCGACCGCCATGCCCGCGATCAACGCCGCTGCCAGTCCTGCGGAAGGAAGTACCTACGCGCCAGACTTTGCTCAGATCGAAGCGGTAATCGCTGGAGCGGACATCGGCGATACGCTCTACTTCGGCTACACGGCATCTTACGCTGGCTACCGAGAATATGGCGCTAATGGACAGCCCGCCGATGGCTTCGTCAGGCTCGCAGCTCAGAACTGGCCGCTCATTGTCGATCGGAAGGCCTCGGAGCTGAAGGCTCGTCTGGGGCTTTGACGGCTCGGTTCTTGTCGCTGCTTTGCTCCATCGCCGACAGAAGCCCAAGCTGCAACAATGTCAGCGCCTTCCGTGCTGCTCTTAAACTAGTTTCGCCCCGAACCGTGGCCGCCGTCTCGCGCCCCAACGCGAGCAGCGCCGCATGAATGCGCTCATAGACCTGATCGTCAGTGAGAGGCGGCTTCTCAGACATAGGTAACGGATACATGGCGGCAGGCACCGACGCAATCATCTTCAGGGCGGTGACAGACCGCCTCTTAACAATGCCCGGTGTGTTGCCGGTTGCCGCGCCGAACGTCGTGTTTCCGGCGGCAGGGCAGCCGCTCCCGCCGAGATACTTTCGATTGGCGTTCCTGCCCAACCAGACACGTCAGATCACCGTGGGCGACGACCGGCAACAGAAGCGTGGACTATTTCAGGTCTCAGTCGTTTGGCCGGTCGGGCAAGGGATCATCGGCGCTCTCGATGTCGCTGACCAAGTGATCGATCATTTCAAGAACCAATCCCTATTCGCCTCTGGCGTGAAGATCACGATCAGCAGCGAGCCGTGGGCGGCAGGCCCGCTCCAAGAGGGTGAACGGGTACAGATCCCCGTCACCATTCCGTACATCGCCTTCGAACCGGAGAACTAGCATGGCAAACAAGGCAACCAAGAAGGGCAGCAAGGTCTATGTTTGCGCCACTGCCCAGAATACCGATCTAATCGAGTCCGCCTATGCGGCACTAACCTGGGTGCAGGTTGGCAAGGTCGGCAACATCGGTGATTTCGGCGCCGAGTCGACGATGAATAGCTACAATACGCTTGATGAGCCGGTGACCCAGAAACAGAAGGGCACGACGAATGCCGGTGATCCACAGATCGAGGTCGCCTCGGTGCATGACGATGCCGGCCAAGTCATCCTGCGAACGTTCGGCAATCCTCTGAACCTCGACAACATGGCAATCAAGGTCGAGCGCAACGATGGCGGCGAGGGGTTCACGAACACGATCTTCTACAGCCGCGGCGTTGTGTCCGGCCCGCTTTATCCTGGCGGCGGCTCCGACGACTTCGAGCTCGAGCGCTTCACGATCGGCCTCAACCAACTGCCGATCCGCGTCAATCCCGCTGTAATCCCTTAATCGATAGGTGACCCTTGGACATCTCTAAACTCGTCAATTCTGAAGACCTCTTCGAACTCAACCTCACGGGGCCGGATACCGATGAACTCGTGGGTATTCGCTTCATGATCCGCTCCGCCGAGAGCGATGCGGTGAAGCGCGTGGTCCGGCAGCATAGTGACAAATTCCTCGCGAGCCGGAAGAAGAAGCTTACGGCCAGCAAGGTTGAGGCCGAGTACCTCGACAAGGCGGCGGCCTCCGTCGCGTCCTGGGACTGGGGCGATCACAACTGGAAAGGAGAAAAGCCGGAATGCACCTTCGAGAAAGCGCGGGAGGTCCTTGAGGAGGCCGGCTGGATCTATGACCAGGTCGCGGCAGCCTCGGAGGACCGCGCAAATTTTACGAAGAGCTTGGCGAAACGCTCTGCGAAGCCGTAGCGATCGTCGCGCGCTACGACAGCGTCAAGGACAAGGATGGCGAGACCCGACGCGAGCGCAATCAGAGCTTCGAGATTGAAAGCCCTGAGGCGGAGGTGCCCGACGCTGGTGCCTTCCTATGGGATTGGTTCTGGAAACTTCGGCAGGCGCAGCCGCCTGGGTTCTCCGGGCCAGTACCGATCTCGAACATTGAACTCTCTGTTTGGTGCCAACTGACTGGCAATATCATCCGGCGTGAGGAGCTTGCGATCCTTAGGGCGATGGACGCGCGGTTCTGCATCGAGATCGAGAAGGAGAGCGAGGCGATCAGGGCGCGCGAGGCGACGGCTTAGCGCGCCCTGCCCACCGATCGGAGACCAAAACGCAGGTTGGTCTGCTTGAGCACAAAGTGACGAGGTCACGGATCGGAGAAGGTTACAGAGCAGGTGACGGTAACAACCAAAGGGGCTGACAAAGCTGGCGCGGCGGTTCAAGAAGCATGAAAACCGGCAAGATCGGCAGGAGAATTGAGGCGGCGATTTGCCGGCCCCATTCTCAGGCGACATGACTCATTTGGGACAGTTCTGCCGCAGTAGGTCATAAGTCGTCCTAGCGGCAATCGAGCTGAACGCACCTTGCTTTTCTCCAGATCGAAACGGAACGTCTTGGCCGTCGGCGCGCGCGAACACGTCTATCAACTTTTCAGTTTCGCCGGCGTCAATCATCAGTCGTTTAGCCAGATGAGGAACTTCGCCGACCGAAAACGTAAACTCCCTCGTGCCATTACCGTCGCGCAGCTGAAGTTTTGCGCTGCTGTCAAACGAAACGAAGCCGCTGGGTTGGAAAAACGCCACGAGCTTACCATTCGGGCCGCAGGCGACGGCAAGCGTGGCTTTGTCAAAGCTGTCGCCTTCTTCAGACATCATCGAGAGCGGGAACACAACCTTGTCGAATGTGTCCTGTCTGAATTGAAACCCCCATCCGTGCTTCGTCTCCTGCGCGTAGGCTGCGCCCGACGCGAGGAGAGCGGCGGCCAGTACAATGAACCTCATAATCGTCCTCCAGTTGAATCGCGAGGACGATAACTCACGTTCTTTGAAAAGGAAAAGCCATGGCAGATGTTGCGACGCTTGGCCTGCAGGTTGAAAGTGGTTCCGTTGAGAAGGGCACCGACGCTCTCAACAAGCTGACGGGAGCGGCCGCGCGCGCGGAAGCAGCGGCAAACGGGCTGTCCGGCGCAAATCGTGGTGCAACGGGTGCGGCTTCAGCTGCCGCAAAGGCTTATGCCGCCGAGGGGGCGGCCGCCGCGTCAGCCTCGAAACAGATCGAGTTGATGAGCCGGGCGGCCAATCAGAACCGCGCATCGTCGCGCGGCCATCTTGGAAATATTGCCGCTCAGTTCCAAGACATTGCTGTCAGCGCGCAGATGGGAATGGGCCCGCTGCAGATTGCCCTCCAGCAGGGCACACAACTGGCCGCAGTTCTTTCGTCCATGGAGAGACCAGTCCAAGGATTGGGTGCAGCCTTCTTGTCGGTGCTCTCTCCAGTTAGCCTCCTGACGATCGGCATAATCGCGCTGGCGGCCGCTGGCCTGCAGATGGTTGATTGGACAAAGTTGGCGCAGTCGGCGCTGATAGCCTTGGCGGATGTTCTCGAAACCATAGCGCCTTACGCTGTCGCTGCGGCTGCAGCCCTTGCACTGATTTACGCCCCATCGATCGTCGTTGGCATCGTGAATGTTATCGCGGTTTTATCCCGCCTCGTAGTCGCGTCTGGGACGGTCGCGGCTAGCTTTACGGCAGCATGGTTGGCTGCGATAGGGCCTGTTGGCTGGGTTATCGCTGGCTTCGGAGCCGTTTTGGCTGCTGCTGTCGTCTTCCGAGACGAACTCAAGGGAATCTTCGGGCGAGACATTGTCGAAGATGTGAAAACGGCTGCAAACTTCATTATAAACAGCTTTGAGGCGGCGTTCGCGGACATCAAATTTCTTTGGGGTCAGTTCCCCAACATAATCGGAGCTGCTGCAGTCGGTGCTGCCAACGCTGCGATAAAGGCGATGGCGGGGCTGATCCAGAAGGGCGCCGCGATGATTGATACCCTGCAAGAGCAGGTCAATCAGCTCCTGCCGGAGAGCCTTAGAATGAGACCGATCGGGAATCTCGGCCTCACCGACAAGTTGCGCATCGAGAACCCATATGCTGATGCGCTGGGCAAAGCCGCAACCGACCGCAATGCAAATCTGCAACGCATCATGTCACAGGATAGGATCGGGCAGATCGGCACTTGGGTCGCGGATGCCGCGTCGAGAGGGGTGGCATCGCTCCAGGCGCTCGCCGACTGGATGGGGAAGGTCGACGAGAAGTCAAAGAAGCGCACTGGCGGCAAGAGCGAGCAGGAGAAGTACGCCGACATTGTCGCCGGGGCTGAGCGCCAGATCGCTGCGCTTGAGGCGGAGCGAGACGCGATCGGGCTCACGGAGCAGGCCGCCGCCGCTTTGCGCCTCGAGACGAAGCTCCTGAACGAAGCACAGCAGCGCGGTATCTCTTTGACCGATGCCCAGAAGAGTGAGCTCTCCGATCTTGCGCAGGTCATGGCCTCGATCGAGGACGAGACCCGGCAAATGGGTATCGCGCTCGATTTTGCCCGAGACGTGACCGGAGGCTTCTTCGATGACTTCTTCGCCGGACTCGAGAACGGAAAATCAGTTTGGGAGTCTTTCGGTGATGCGGCTTTGGGGGTTCTTGACCGCATCGCTGACAAGCTGCTGAACGACGTCCTCGATGCCGTGTTTCAGGTCAGCGGCGCCGGAGCAGGGGCTGGCGGAGGAGGGCTACTCGGATGGCTCTTCGGCGGTGGCTCAAAGGTGGACCCATGGGCTGGGCTGCGTGGCTATGCCAACGGCACGGGCTCCGCACGTCCTGGCGTCGCATGGGTTGGTGAAAAGGGGCCGGAGCTCGTCCGTTTCAAGGGTGGCGAGGAGGTCATTCCGAACCATCGCCTTCAACGACCGGCTAATGGCAACGTGGCGCCATCGGGCGGTCAGCTAAACCAGAATGGGCCGCGCGCGATCATCCTTCGGGTGATTGCTGAGGAGGGGCCGATGTTCAGGCCCGTCATTCGGTCGGAGAGCCGAGGCGTCTCCGTCGAGACCATAAAACAGTATGACGCGGCGAAGGCAAACATCTACCAAAACGGCGAAGACCGCTAATCTTCGATGGATTTCCCGCCTTGGATCACGGTGAAGATGCTTTCGCCGCTCTTAGCCTTCCTCATTGATGTGAGGAACTCCTCCATTTCCTGCGCCATTACCTCGAAGGCACGTCGTGCACCGGACCGCTGCTCGGGTGTCAATTTCGGATCACTCGCGAATTTCTCCGCTGAGTTGATGTTCGATTTACGGGCGTTCTCTGTCATGGCCATCAGTGCCTCGTACTGAGATTCATCGATGTTCGATAAAGCGCTCGCAACAAACATAAACATAAAGCGATGGGCATTCGCCCTGAATTCCAGGTCCGATACTTGCTTGACCAGCTTGCTGTGTTCATCGGCCAAGAGCTGAAGCACCTGCTGGGTTGTCCCGCTGAAATCGATTGTGGGCACTGATTCTGCTCCCTAATTCCCTACCGCTGCATATTGCGGCCATTACCCTGGATTGCAACCAACATGGCTGATCCGATTCCATTGCCGATGCTGCCCTGGCGAGACTGCCAGTTTGATCCCATCAATCCGACAGACGTTTCCATGATGGAGGGCCGGCGTTCCGAAGAGCAGGCCGCGGGCACTCCATTTTGGAAAGCGCAATACACGACGAACTGGATGACGCCGGCCTTCTACGGGTTGTTCGATGCTTTTGTCATGAAGTCGAGTTCGCGCGGTGCACCTTTCCTCGGATACGACCTGTTTCGGCCGCGCCCGATCGCCCACAACAACGGAAAGCCGCTCGCCGGCACGAAAGCAGGGGGAGGGGTATTCAACGGCGGCGCGGTTCTTCAGGCCATCACCAATAGCCGAACGGTCGTTGTTGCTGGTCTGCCTGCTGGTTTCAAGCTAACAGCGGGAGATTATGTCGAGTTCAGGATGTCGGCGCTCGTCCGGTCACTTCACCGGATCGTCGAGAACGCCACGGCGAACGCCAGCGGCGTGGTCACTCTCTCGATCATGTTCGGCTTGGATACTCAGCATTTCACTACGTCGGCGACAGTCCATCTCGAGAAGCCGTCGTGTGTCATGAGTATTGATCCGGGCAGTGTGGCGGCACCGAAATCGTGGGCGGGTCGCGAAGCCTCTTTTTCCGCTACGGAGATGTTTTTCTCATGAGTGTGCTGGATCCTGCTGTCGAGAGTGCGCTCGAGACCGGCCGCCTTGCACGGCTCGACCTCATCCGCTTCGATTTACCCGGCAAGACGGTCGGCTACCATCGCGGTGGGAGGCCCTACACCTATAACGGTCTGACCTATCTTCCGAACCGCTTTCTCGAGCCGGGCGAACTGGTGAGCGCGGTGGGCGTCGCCGTGACGACGCGGACTATCGTCTTCTCAAACATCCCAGTCAGCAACCCCGAGGACGCAGTCTCTCAGATCGAGCAATATAACTATCAAAATGCTCCGGTGATCATCTCCCATCTGGCGGGAGATCCCGAAACGGACGCGGTCCTCGGTATTCTCGCCTCATCGATCTACGAGATCGACCAGGTCCGCTACAATGAAGGCGCGGTCTCGGGCTCCGAGCGGACGTTGACGATGATGATTGACCTGCAGCCGCCCGGACGATCGGCGCGGGGCTCTACCGGGGTCAAGCGCTCGCAGGCCGAGCAGCAGTTCGACAATAATCCGACCGACACGGGCTTGGAGCACGTGGCGACGAATGCGACCATCCCCGAGGAATGGGGACAAGTGTCGCGCTGATCTCGATCTAGCTTATAGAGTATAGAACGGCGGGGGAACGCTTGGGGAACCAAGCGGGTCCGGCTTGTGCAGTCCATCCCGCACCTCGGAGACATTCCATGAACCGCTTCCGCATCGTCGAAGCCACGCTCACGCGTGAGCTTGCGAAACCCTATGCCTATGGCTCGGCCGATTGCTTCATGCTCGGCTGCGCCTTCGTCGATGCACTGACGGGTTCGGCCGTGGCCGAGAAGTATCGCGGCGCCTATCGGACGCTTGCCGGCGCGCAGCGGGCATTACGCCGGCGCGGGCACATGTCGCTGGTGAGTTTCTTCGCGGCCGAGCTCGGCCAGGAACCGAAGGGCGGGGCGGAAGCGCGCCTCGGCGATCTCGTCATCCTGCGCCTTGCCGACGGCGCCGAGCATGTCGGCGTCTGCCTCGGCGCCCGTTTCGCGACCAAGATCGAACGCGGCCGGAGCGATCACGGCCTCGCCGAGGTCATTGCAGCCTTCCACCTCGGATAATCCAGCATGGCAATCTTCACTTCAATTGCGACGGCGATCGCCGGTGCGCTGTTCGGCGGCTCTGCGCTTGCCGCCAGCCTCATCGGCGGTGCTCTGGCCTTCGGTGCCAAGCTGGCGATCGGCAAACTTACCCAGCAGAAGCAGCAGAAGCGGAAATACACCGCCGTCCAGGGCGAGATCCAATTCGGCGGCGACGTGCCGGTCGGCACGCTCTATGGCGTCGGCAAGACAAAGGGGCAGCGGACTTTCTATGCCAAGTGGGGCAGCGGCAACAAATGGAATGCCGAGGTCTTCGTGCTCGCCAATGGCTGGTGCGACGGGCTGGAGCCCTACGTCTACATTTATGGCGAGAAGAAAGCGCTCGTATCCCGGCCGGTCATCGGTAACGAGGTTGCGAACTATCATATTGACGGCTTCGTCAACGGCTCTGGCGACCCGGTCCTGACGATCCGCTTCTACGATGGCAGGCCCGGCCAGCAGGTCGATCAGAAGCTGGTCGATGTCACGGCTACCTTGGGCAACAAGTGGAAGAGCACGAGCGTCAATGCCGGCATCTGCTATGTCGTCGTCGAGCGCATCTATAGCGACAAGCTCTTCGGCTCGAAAGGCCGGCCGGAACTTGAATTCGTGCTGCGCGGGCTTCGCGAATACGACCCCCGCAAGGACTCGACGGTTGCCGGAGGCTCCGGGCCGCAACGTCTCAACGATCCCTCGACCCATGTGCACACGAAGAACCCAGCCGTGCACCGCCTCAATTATCAGCTGGGGCTGCGCGCGCTCGTCTCCGGCCGGACGCTGATCGGCGAGGGCAAGAGCCTCGGCCAGATCGACCTCGCCACCTACTTCGTCGCCATGAACGTCTGCGACACGCTGCGGGCGAATGGCAAGAAGACCTACGAGTGCTCGCTCTTCGTCAGCGGCGACGATGACCATACCGAGGTGCTGAAGCAGTTCGATGATGCCATGGCCGGCTACGGGCTCAACCGCCGCGGCCTCTCCGGCGTCATTCCCGGTGCGCCGCAGGTCCCGGTCAAGGATCTGACCGTAGCCGATATTCCCATCGACTGGGCCAAGGACGTGCAGTTCAGGCCATCGGCCTTCGAGCGTTTCAATCATCTATCCGGCCAGTTCACCTCGATCGAGTCGATGTGGAACCCGGAGAGCCTGAAGCCGGTCTATGTGAATGCGGACATTGCCGCCGATGGCCGTAACCGGCAGACGAGCATCGATTTCCTGCAGGTGACCGATCCGGACATTGCGCAGTATCTGCTCAACATCCGCTATCGGCAGAACCGCATGGGCGGCAAGGCCACGGTCCCTGTCAGCCGTCGCTTTGGTCTGGCGGTGCAGGAAGGCGAGTGGATCACCTGGCGCGGCAAGAGCTGGCTAATCAGCGAGTGGCGGGCCGACGAGCGGCTGCGGATCACCTTGGTACTCTCCGAGACCAGCGCTGCGATCTATGACGACGCCGGTATCCAGCCCGGTCCGATCGTCGTCCCGCCGACACCGCCGATCAATCCGTCATTGCTCTCGACCGTGCAGAACTTCAACGTTGCCGTCGGCATGATCAACGGCGCGCAGGGCTACGACACGCCGGCGCTCGTCTTCACCTGGACCCCGCCGGACGATCCGACGATCACGGCGGTGCGCTTCTCCTACCAGATCGAAGGCACGACGGAGCTGTTCGAGGATCAGTGCACCTCGCCCGAGGACGGCCTATTCCGCACCACGAAGAACGTCGTTTCCGGCAAGGTCTACAATGCCCGCGCGACGATCACGACGGTGCCCGACCGGTTGCGCACCTATACGCCGTGGAAAACGACGGCGCAGCCGACCGGCTTGCAGACGCTACTCACCGGCCTGCAGCAGCTGCAGGACGATGCGCTGAACCGCTTCAAGGAACTGCAGCAGGAGATGGACGAGTTCTTCCGGCCTCGTCTCGTCGAGCTGCTCGATGCCTTCTCCCTCGAAGGTGCAGTCGGTCAGATCGAGCGCCAGCAGATCGTTGCCTTCATAGGTGACGCGCTGGCGCAAATCACCGAGGAGCGGCGGGTGCGCGTCTCCGAGAACGAGGCGACGGCGCAGTTGCTGAAATATCTACAGGCGAGCCTTGGGACCACCAATGCGCGGTTGATTACCGAGGAGACTGTGCGGGCAACGCAGGATAGCGCCCTTGCCAGCTCGATCACCTCGCTCGATGCGGAGGTTGACGGCAATCTGGCGCGGCTGATCACGGAAGAGACCGCGCGCGCTAATGGCGACAGCGCGCTCGCGACCAGCATCAGCGGCGTGAGCGCCGACTTCAACGGACGGTTCGCGGAAGGGCTGGTGAAGTTCGAAGCGGTCGCGGCGCCTGCCGGTGTCGATGCCCGCTTCTCCGTGATGCTGCGGGCCGGCACCAATCAGAGCTTCAAGGTGTCGGGCTTCTACATCGAGCTCTACACCCAAGGGGGGGTGCAGAAATCGCGCATGGCGATCCAAGTGGATCAGTTTCTCGTCTTCTCCGGCAACAGCGGTCATCTCCCATTCGTCTTCGAGAACGGCGAGCTGAAGCTGGCCATTGCCAACATCGGCACAGTCAATGCCGGGCTTCTCCAGTCATTGAACGGCAAAATGAAAATCAACCTCAACACCGGCACGATCGAGATCTTTAGCTGATGGTCCGCACAATGATAGGCGTCGACTATACCGGCGCAGGCTGCCTCAAAATCACGAAAAACGACGCCGACGATCCGCGCACCACGCCGGACAGCCAGCGCTCGAAATTTCTCTACAATTCCAAGTATCTCAACATGGAAGTTGCAGACATCACGGTTTGCAATACGTTCGGCGGGAGCGGCATTCATGTGACGCCGGCGGGTGCAACACGAAGCAATTTTGAGACGCTGGAATTTGGCGGTTCCGGTGAAAGCATCTGGATTTATGACAAGTCGTTCTTCCCGAAGCTCCGGTACAACGTGCCACTGTTTGATTGGAAACAGCGCAAGGGCAACGGCAGCATCCGCTATAACCAAAATATGGTGGATTGGGAGGACAAGGGGAAATACCGGTCCGGACGCGGCGGCTCCTATTTCACCGGCAACCGTGACCAGGGAAGCTGGTTGATCAATGCGAGCGAGTATAGCGGCGGGACGAGCTGGAGTTCCGATTTCTGCACGCCTGTTCAGATTGACCAAAACGACGATATCGACGCATTCAACCCTTTCTCTACCCGATACCGCCGCCTCGTCGTTTGGGACCTTCCCGGAGATAACACGCCGATCGCCGACGCCCCTAACCTGGCGCCGAATGGGACGAAAACCATCCGGATTGCCAACAATGCCATGAAGATTGCGAAGCCGGGGTATAATGTCGACACCGCGACTTATGCGCAGCTTGCATTTGACAGCACTCGCTTGCCGGTCAAAGTCATTAGGGCGGCTGATATCGCGCTTCCGTCCGGCCAATCCTTCTATGAGTGCGGATTTCCGATCACGGATAATGTTGCCCTGGACGTGCATTTCTACACGGGTTCAACGATTATGTACCCGAACAATCCCGTGGATTTGAAATTCGGCGCCGAATACTGGTTTGACGGCACGCGTATCTATTTCGATGCGACGCAGGCCATGCGCGCTCGGTTTATGTTGTACCTTGAGGACAATAGCGCGCCGACGTCCGGGACGTATAACGTCCTTCGTCAATTCAACGATGGAACGCAAGACGTTGTGCAATTCCTCAGACCCGGGGCCAGCAATCCCCCCTCGTGGGCGGACATCATCATAGATACCCGCTGGCCGCAGGTGCAAATCCTGGCGGAGGGCTATTTCAACGTCACGTCAGGGAACGGCAACGTTGTCGATATCGCCTTCGACGGAACTGGCATGTTCCCGATGGTCAAATACATGACCTACCACGGCGGTGGGAGCAACTTTAACACCAACTCGTCGTGGCAGAACCGGGTGCGGATGCCCTTCTTAGACATCTTGAAATACGGGTATCAGGGGCAATCTCACACCGGCAACAGCACCTACTGCGAATTGACGGCGAACAACGCGCGGTTCCGCACCTTTCGCGGCAATGTCGGCGACTACTACGAAGACGATAATTTCGAGTGGCAAACCGACGGTGCTGATCCGCCGTTAGGCATCCGCTACTACATTCTCGGCATTCCAGTTTAGGAAAATCTGACATGACTGCACCCTATGTAACGGGCACGGTTTCCGTGACCGCCGGCAGCGCCGTTGTGACTGGCACCGGAACGGCTTGGGCTACGGCGTTGATTGCCGGCGGGCTCTTCGGCCTCGACAGCAGCAACGTCAATCCGGTCCCGATCCTCTCCGTCGACAGCAACACGCAGCTGACGCTGGCCAAGCCCTGGCGTGGCACGACGGCGGCCGGGCAGGGCTACTGGATTGTCCGTGACACGGCCTATCTGCAGCAGCAGACCGTCAATGCGCAGGCGCTCTCCACCTATATTCAGCGGCTCGACAATGCGGTGCTGGCGGCTCTGGCTTCGCTTGAACCGGCGGCCGATAAATTTGCGTACTTCACCGGAGCGAATTCGGGTGCGCTTGCAGACATCAAGGCTAAGGGGCGCGACATCATTGCGGCGGCGGACATGGTCGGTTTGCTCGGCAAGCTCGGCCCAGTCTTCGGCGGAACGCCACCTAGTCCGACTGGTGCGGGCGTTGGTCTGTCTGATGGTGATTTCAACACGATCATGGTGCCAGGGGTGTATTCGATCGCGGGCACCTGGTCGAACGGCCCGGCAGCCTATGGCGCGTCAAATATATGGACAGCGATCCTGGTTATGCATGGCCGAAACGCCAACAACCTTATGTATCAAACGCTCTACCATTCTTCGCGGGGGGTCTGGTGGCGATACTCAACCGATGCCACCGGCGCCACGTGGCAACCCTGGAACATCATGCCGCGTGAAGTGGTCGGTCTTGTCGGGCAGTCATCCGGCATTCCTACAGGGGCAATTATCGAGCGGGGAAGCAACGCCAACGGTGAGTACGTGCGGTTTGCTGACGGCACGCAGATCTGTTGGGGAACGGGCACAATCAACGTAGCGACAAACCTCAACAATCATTTCGGCTCTACCTCTGGGGCCTCTGTCACTGGCAACGCGCTGATCAGCTTTCCGGCAACGTTCTCGAACACAAGCTACTCGGTGTCTGTCTTTCCGACCTTCCGCGGCTTCACGGTGCTTGGCGCCTATTCGAAGAACGGTGCCAATGCCGCAGTCAGGATGGGCGTGTCAGGCTCGACCGCAAACGATGTTCCCTATGAATGGTCAGCTTTCGGAAGGTGGTTCTGATGATAATTGATCTCTCTCCCCAGCGCCGCGATGACTTCCTGGAGGTCACAAGGGCTGGTGACGCCCTCACGATCAACGGTGTGGCATTCGACTTCTCAGCTCTGCCGGACGGCGCCACGGTGCCCGCTGGCGAAGTTCCTTGTGAATGGCTTGTCGGCCCCGTCGAACGGATCGCCGGCGAGCTTCACCTGACGCTCATCCTGCCGCACGGTCCGAGCCCCTCTCAGGCCGTTGCGTTCCCTCCGCCACTCATCGACCCGCCTGACGGGGTAATTGCGTTGCCGGCCGATCTGGAACCGTCGATCCCTGATCCTGCTGAAGAGGAGCCCGCCAATGTGGAAGGTTGACCTATCGAAAGTTGTCATGGCCGAGCAGAAGGCGGCAGAGGCGCGCGCAGCGCTGCAGGCACAATACTCGGCCGCCATTCAGGCGCATCTCGATGCCAAGGCGCGTGAGCGGCAATATGATGGCATCCAGACCGCCATCACCTATCGCGGCGATCCGAACCCGCACTTCGCGGCCGAGGGCGAGGCCCTCTTCGCCTGGCGATCGGCGGTGTGGACCTATTCCACGGCCGAGCTGGTGAAGGTGCTGGGCGGCGAGCGGCCGCAGCCGAGCGTCGAAGAGTTCATGGCCGAGCTGCCGGCGTTTCAGTGGCCGCAGTTGTAGGGGTTGGGTCTCTCGCCCATTCGGCGACAGCAATCGCTGAACTGAGCAATATGGCCGGCAGCGCTAGCGCGGCGAGGAACCTGATCACGCTCTTCCGACGAGATCGCTTGCCGTCCCAATCGTAAGACATTGTGCTTGCCTCTTCGTGATCCGAACGACGCTCCGGCTTAACCATATGGCCACGTTACGCGGTGCTGGTCGAGTCATCTTCTGCGATACTGCGATCGGAAAGCCTCGTTCACGCAAGCCCGGAAAATTGCCGCTGCTTTCGAATATATGCAATTGCGGCAGCTTCCAGGCTCTTGCACTCCGTCTCGGATCTAAGCAGCGCCTCGTCTTCTTTCTCGGCCGAGCATCGGAGGGCATCGCGCCGCAAACACGCGCGCTCATACGCCTCGCACATCTGCAGAAATGCGGGGCTTCTCATCATCCACGTGCTGCGACGCAGATCTGGGGCCACCAAAAGCAGCCGCGATATTCCTGCCTTCTTCGCATCCATGCCGGCGCTCGCACTCTTCGCCGAGCTGAACCGTTCAACGGATGCTGCTAGAAAACGTTCCACCACATAGATCCCGCCTGACGGGGTTCCAAAGCTCCCAACCCAAAGGAAAATCAAGTGGATTAAACCGTGCCCAGGGCGCGGCGACCTGCTCGACATCTAACGCAAAGAACTTTCCGCCTCGGGAAACTCTTCCCGTCGCCCTCGAACTCATGTTTGGGAATGAAAAGACCCGTGGTTCGGGTGGGATCACGGGTCTAAGCCGCCGCCATGTTACGAGGCGTGGCGGGCGGCGCCTGTACTTCTGCTACTCCGAGCTTGCTTCAAGCTGATCGCCGGGATCGGCGGCCGTTGGTATTGGCTCGATCGGGGTTGCCGCTAGAGCTTTGAGGTCCTCGGCGAGGTCGGCAAGCTGTGCCGCAAAGTCAAGAAGATCCGAAGCGGCGCACTGTGCCGCGATTTCTGAGAGGTCAGTAACCAGCTCGATTGGGCCGGCGCTTTCCGCTTCGCTGTCTTTTATGTCCAAGTCCAAGCCCCTGTTTCCATTGATGTGGGATCAATGGCGCGGGCCGTCAAGGGCTACCGCCGGCGACGAGCCTTCCCGGTCGCCTGCGAGGAGCAAGACGACCAATGTCAGCTTAAGCCCGAACACTGCCGGCCGCCACAAACCAGCTGCCGAATATTCCCCAACGACAACCAGGAGACTTCAATGAGCGCCATCACCGCTCAGCACGTTCGCGCGGCCGCAAAGGGCAGGGTGAACGAGAGCAACCTCGCGTCCGTGCTTGTGGCGCTGGACAGGTACGGGGAGCGTTTCGGCATGGATCGGCCGCACCGTCTCTCCCAGTATTTCGCCCAGCTCATGCATGAGAGCGGCGACTTCCGCTATGATCGCGAGATCTGGGGCCCGACGCCGGCGCAGCAGCGCTACGACACCCGCACCGATCTTGGCAACACGCCGGAGAAGGATGGCGACGGACATCTCTACCGCGGCCGAACCGGAATGCAACTGACTGGCAAGGATAATTATCGCCAGTTCCGCAACTGGTGCCGCGCGGCCGGTCTCGATTGCCCCGACTTCGTCAAGGATCCGGACGCGGTCAATGCCGATCCATGGGAAGGCTTGGTGCCTCTGTTCTACTGGGACACCCGGGACCTTAACCGCTGGGCCGACGAGGGCGACGCCGAGACGATTACGAAGAAGATCAACGGCGGCAAGAACGGCTTGGCCGATAGGTTTGATCGACTCGCGCGGATCTCGCTCGTTCTCCTCGGCTACCGTGCCGACAATGTCCTTCAGTTCCAGGCTGACCAGCGCCTGCAGGTCGACGGCGACGTCGGCCCAAAAACGCGCGCTGCCATGCACACCGCGCTTGTGGCGCTCACCCCGGGCGAGGCTGCACGGCCCGAAGTGAAGGCGGCGCCGGTGACCGAGGAGAAGGCGGTACCGGTACCTGTCACACCGCCAAGCCTCGATGCGCCTTGGTGGAAGTCGAAAGAGGTGATCACCCCGTCGGTCATCGGCGGCGGCGCTTCGCTGCTCACTGCGATCGGCGGCATACCTTGGCAGAACCTCCTCCTGATCCTTGTGGCGTTCGGAGGTATCGCCGGCTTCCTCTACTGGCGCAAGAACGCCGATCGGAAGGCGGTGGCGAAGCAGGTCGAGGGCATGGCGTGATGTTCTCCACTCCTCGCCTCCTGGCGGCTGCAGCCGCTATCGCCGTTGTCGTTGCCGTCGTCGCCTGGATCTACCGGCAAGGCGGCGACGACGTTCGTCAATCCATCGAAAGGCAAAACAATGAAGCTGGCCGCACTGCGGACGATGTCCGCTCTCGCTTTGACCTTTGTCCTCCAGGGATGTGGGACTTCGGCGCCGGCAAGTGCCGACGGACTGCGCCGGGTGGTGGGCACTGATCTGATTGGCGCGCGCGGCGCGACGCCGGCGGATCAGCGAAAAATAGACAGGACCGTCGTCGGCATCTGCGCGGCGGCGGTTTGGACGAAAGCGGAATGCGTCCGCCACGGCGAAGCGCAGCAGTAACTCGCATCACCCTACGAGGGCAGGGGATTGTCTGAAACACAGGAAACCGAAAAGATGGTCGCAACTCCGAAATGGAGGTTCGAATATAACCTCAATACCCTGGTGATCCTGTTCGGCTTTGCCGGCGGCCTCGTAGCGTGGGGAGCGACCTGGGAGAGGGTGAACGCCAATCAGGACTCGCAGGCGAATTCCATCGATCGCCTCGACAAGCGCCTGACGGCTGCCGAAGTCTCCCTCCGGCAGATCGACAATCATGAGCTCCGAATATCGGCCGTGGAGAAACAGGCGGCCGAAGCGGCGACGTCAATGAAGGCCGTCGAGAACACGCTAAACAGCCTTTCCATCGATACACGTGTGATGCGAGAAATCCTTCAGAGGATCGAGGCCAGCCAGCGGGACGGCGCTCAACTGCGGCGCTGATTTGCATAATCATGCAATTGCGCGATGCGCATCGGTCTGCTTTTCTCTTGGCATGGACACGAAACTTGCAGACTTGAAACTCAGGCCTTGGCTTCTCCGGGAGTTAAACATGATTGGGTATGAGGTGGTCGGAGATATGCAACATCTGCCTACTGCCGAATTGCTGCGAATACCCGGTATGGGCGGGCATGACTGGCGGAAGATTGCCAAGGCGTTGGGGCGAGAGCCATTCCCTGATCAGAAGAGACGTTGAGCGTCAGCGCCGACCAATCCGGCGCTTTCGAAAAGGGGCAGCGCTCCGGCAGATGCGACGAGGAGCGCTGCAGTTGTCCGACATGTGCGATTGTCCGCCAGTCGAAATTCAGAGGGAGAAAACAACCTTCTGAAATGGGAACGCCTCTCAAACGCCGTGTTGGCAGGAATGTTCCGGAACAATGCTCGTTTTTGAGATTGGCGAATTTCAGGCGGGATCCGGTAGCAGCTGCTGGGGAAGGGGACTGTCGTGTCCACCGCCATCATCATCCGGCCACCTCATCCAGGACAGAAAATGTGCGCACCGGAAGCTTTTAATTAACTGAGTCGCATAATATAGATCATCCATCTTTGGCAGGAATCCCATCATGGAAATCGGCGACAAGTCGTTCCAGCTCCGTTATGTCGGAAGTCGTTTTGACGGCGCGAGATTGCCGCTTGACGTTTTGGCCGACCTCCCTGCGTTCCGCGACCTTCTGGTTGCTTTCGCCAAGGATAACTGGCGGCTCTCCCATGCGGATCGACAAAGGCTTCCAAAGGGCTTCGATCACAGCATCTCCTTCGATTTGGTTGCTATCGAGGAGGGAAGCGCCATGCCTCGGTTGGACTGGAGCCGGCAAACGGCGCAGGATTTCCTCCCTGGATTCAGCGATGAGTTGGGAGAAATAGTCGACTCGTCCTTCCATCACATTATCAAACTGATCGATGACGCCGCTCACGATCGCTTTCCAAAATCAATGTCTTCCGAGCATATCCGAGCACTGAACAAGCTGGGCGCCGGTCTACGCCAAGGAGAAAAAATAGAGTTCCTTGGGAGCAAAGGGCAGGATGGTAATGTCGTTTACCTCGATACGCATCGCCGAAAGTCGTTGATTACGCACGTACGTGAAACATACCAAATACGTGTCGATGGTCTGGGAACCCTGCAGGGCCTACACATTGACGGACAAATTTCGGTGCTCACTGAAGAGTACGGCGAGATTAGGCTGTCAATTGACCCCGACAGGATCATCAACGAATTTGACGGTAACACCGGGTCCGATATTCAGTTTTCTGTGAAAATTGAACTGGACAACAAAGATAATTTCAGAGGTGTAGTCGAGGTGTATGACGTCGACCTCATCGATGCTGAGTTGTTGGACAATCTAATGAAATGCAGATCGCGTCTCACTGAATTGCGAAACCTGCAAGACGGCTGGTTGAATGGATCAGGTTCGAGCCCGACTGAGAATGCAGCCAGCACTGCAGAGAGATTTATCAGAAAGCGGCCAGCATATTCTCGCGAGTTTGGGATTTTTCCAACGCCGGCTGGCGGGATCGTTTTGGAGCTAGAGGTCGACGGGTGGGACTACTCTGTGGAATTCTCTTCAGAGGGCAGCGTGGAGATGTACGGGATCGAAGTTGGCGGACCAGAAGAGCTGGAGCCTCAATACTTCGAGGGCATCAATCCGGAATTCCTGAATTTCTTTGATAGAAGGGTTGGCAGATGACAGATTCTGCCCTGACCAATGATGACGAGATCTTATATCGTCAAATCCACCCGACATTCATGATGGAGGGCCAGCTTTCAAGTCAGCCTTTCATGCCCACAAGCCAAGCGTTCGCGCCGACGCCTAAAGACGAGAACAAGTTATCCGTTGATCGTAGTACGATTACTTCCGCGGCGGAGTCGTTCGAGCTCTTCAAAAGCAACGGCCACTCTTCAGCGGCCGTATACGGTGTAACCGTCGGTGAATTTGGGACTCACGACATCTCTTGCGTCGCGGATCCCCTCGAGGCGACCAACAATCAAGAAGCTAACCCAGCTCATGCGGTTGCCGACTATAGCAAGCACGGTCCTACACAACAGAAGAATAAGGCCAAGCGCCTGAAGCAAACCGCAATTGCAAGAGGCAAGCTGCACCCCTGA